CGCATGGCCACACGTAGACTCTTCTCGTCGTCGTATGTGATCCTCACCGCAACTTTGAACCATACTGTTTTAGTCATGTCGTCCACTCCATCATTTGCTACCCTCCTCGATCTGTGCGGCGCGGGCGTTGATACCATTTTCGTTGCGCCGCGAAAAAGGTTCTCCAGCCTGCCTCATAATACTTTCAAGTGCCTCTATCTGCGCGTCATATTCGTCTATTGCGAATGACAGCCTGCATGTGGATCTCGACAGTATCAGGTCAATTAAACGATTCTGGATGATGCGCCGCACACTGGCTACCCCCTCCACCTTGGCGCGTCGTAGGGCGGCGTCGATGCGTTCAGCCTCCCAACACTCCCCAGCATGAAGTGCTTCTGGGTCTGGCTCATACCCAAACACATTCGTAAATAACGCAATGGCTTGTTCACTTGGCCTATTGACCTCACCCATGCCCAACCTCCAATACGCCCTGTATACTATACGCGCCGAGTAGGTGTCAAGCGTGGGGGCGGCTCCCCATGGACACCGCCCCGGCTCGCCTTACGAAATAATCGGCAGGTCGAGATTCCGCGCCTCGAACCACTGCTTCATGTTGTGCATCGCCTGCTGGCGCCAGAGACCGCCGTCGGCCTCGGTCAACATGCACTGCACCGCCTTTCCCTCCATGACTTGACGCACCCGGAACAGAAACTTCGACGACGGCTGCTCGACCTCGCCGAACGTCCGATAGGGTTGCAGCTCCACAATCGGCTTGAGGGGTTTGTTCTCCTTGAACGCGACACTTCTTCCAAACGTCGCCTTCTGGGTGATGCCATCATCCTCACTGACGCTCACGCTCTCAGCCGAGATCGTCGAGCAGATCCCGAGGAGCATCGTCAGATCGTCCGAGGGGAAGAACATCGACTGCAAGCCGATGATAAACCGCTCCGGCGCGAGCCACTCATTAAACTCAAAGTCACGGCTCTCCGGTCGCACGGCCTGCACGTAGTATCGCCGCTTCGCCCAGTCATTGACGGCCAGGCCGATGATGGAGACCTGGGTATGACTCTGCACGTGCACCGCGACCGACATGGTTTTCACCTTATCCAAGTCAGCCCGGTAGAGATCCACCAGGCCTGTCAACGTGCCGACCTTCACGGCGTCGGCCATGGGATCGGCCATCGCATGTAACGTGCCCGTGGCATACGGTCGCCCATGAACCTCGACCGTCTCCGGTCGTTTAAGCTTTAACAACTCCTGCACGAATTCTGCCAACATATCCTAATCCCCCCTGGCACCGTGAAATGGTTAGCAATCAGTTCGTAATGGCCATGGGCTTGGACGGCTCAAATAAGCCCGCCTGCTCCGTGTTGGGCTGATAGCCCTGCACCGCGAGCCCTTCCCCGGCCAGCATGATCGTGGAGACCACCGGCGAGACCGGGACGATCGTCGATTTGGCCGTGACCGAGATCATGCCGCTCGACCGATCCTTGAGCGGCGCCACGGTGAACGTCAGCGTAATCGTCCGCTTCTTGTCGGCGTCCGTGCTCGGATCTTTGATATTCGAGAGCACTTTCTGCAGTTGATCGGCAAACAGCTCCTCGGCGGCACCATGACACACATTCGCTAAGGTCACCTTGTCGTACATACGGACTCCTTTGGTTAATGAATGAACTGACTCTCCCCCTACGCACATTCGAGTCCCTGTTCGACGGCCGGCGCCGGAGGGCAGCCAACGCCAGCCGTCTCGATGGGTGAGGCGTCGCGCTGATCCAGGGAGGTCGGCTGGACCCCGCGACAGCTCACCCCAGGGGCCTACCCGCGCCCGGTGGGGGCATCTCCACCGGAGACGGATAGGATGATGGCCTTCACATCCTCCAGACTCGTCACGACGCCCACGATCGCTCCCGCTTTAAACCACCGCACTTGCTCGCGCTGTTGCAGTGGCGTGGCGTCCTTCTTTGGGCGAGGATCACTCGCACTCTTCGGCTGCTTCACCTCAAAAGCGAGGGTACGCCCGTTCAGGCACCCCTGCACATCCGGCCATCCCTTCGAAAAGGGGCTGCTGTGCTTCCCCCGCGCATAGCACTGGGGGAGGCTGTTGAGGTACTCCAGGATGTCCTGCTTGATTTCCTTTTCCCGCGGCATGGAGATACTCCTTGAGTTGAGTTTTCGCGGCCACAAAGCCCGGTCGGTCCAGTCGTTGATACAGCCCGTCCAGATTCAAAAGTCGAAGACACACTTCTTCGAGGACCGGCTGCTCGAACTCGCCATAGGTCAGCCTGGCCAAGTCCTTCCACTCCTCGCGCCAGTCCAAGGTCGCCACCTCTTTGACCGCACCCCAGCCACTCATGCGGCACCTTTAGGCAATAACCGTCCGCCCTCATCACGGTTACCCTCTCGCGCCCATCGAGTGGCCCTATGGCTCCGGTTTCTGTTTTGCTCTGTCCTCGTGGCCCATCGACAATTCTCAGGGCTATACGGGCCGTCATTGTCGATGCGATCAATCGAATGCTTCAATGACGGCCTTAGCCCCATATCTGCCAAGAAGTTGCGAAAATCCTCCCATCGCGGGCTGATCGTGATGCCACGCCCACCGTAGCGTGGGTAGGCTGGGCAGTGAGGACTAAGGCATCGTTTCCGAACACCCACCCACACCCGATACTCAGGGCTTCGCTTGGCTCGCCCTCCCCCGTGACCGTGCTTCGTGTGGCGCTGCTTAGACACCTCCCGTCGGATGCAACCACAGGATCGGCTGTACCCTCCTGTCAGGGCTCTCACATTCACGTCCTTCACCACTCCACAGCTACATCGGCATCGGGCATGCGTGGACTTGTAAGCAGGAAGATTCACGATCGTGAGACGTCCGAATTGCATTCCAATTTCAATCTTCATAAGTACCCCGATATCGCCATAGGGCTTGCAGGGTCAGCCCAATACAGCGACTCCTTCGTTCGTGTAATTCCGACATAAAAGCAGCGAACAATGCTGTCCCTCCTCGGTCCAGGTGAGCACCACTCTTCAAAACCAGCGCGTGAGAGATCAGGGAATAACACGACATTCGAGGCTTCCCCACCCTTGACGCTATGCACAGTGCCAATGATTACTTGCGGCTCCTTCGTCAGCGCCTCCACCCCACAGGCCTCCACAATGGAGCAGGCGTAGGCGATGGGCTTCTGGGCGGACTTCAGGAGATGGGCCTGGTACCACGCCAGGTCTCCGGCGATCGTCGCCTGTGGAGCCTGGACGTCCACAATCCAGGCCTCCAAGTCACTCGTCTCCACCGGTTGCGAACTGGTGAGCTCGTCTTCGGCCTTGCGCCGCATGGCCGTCTTCGCGCCATGGGCAAAGATGCGTTCTGACTCAATCACGCCTGCCCAGTCCCACAGGTCTCGATAGGTCCACCAGCCCTCATTTCTGGACGGGCGGAGGTAGGCGAGCACCCGTTGCGCGGCGGAGACGCTATCCTTCTTGCCGAGGAGCGGATTCCAATCACCCCGACTACGACGCCACGGGTTATGGAAGGGAATCCCCCAAGCTCGGAGCTGATGCTTGATCGGATCGACCATGTAGCTACAGGAGGCGAGGAGGGCCACAGTCTTCTTGTCCTTCAACCAGCCAGCCAGCGGGTCACGGAGGGAGGCGAGATATTTGTAGGTCACTGGGAGGCGATCCACGGTGCCCTCGAAGTCCCGCGGGCGATACACTTTCGGCTGCCGCAGCGTGAGCTGCTCCACCCAGGAGCAAGCCAAGGCATGGACGGCACGAGGGACACGGTAGGATTGCTCCAGGACACGGACTTGTTCTGGGGGCAGCGCGGGAGTCAGGAAGGCCTGGGGATCGGCGCCCTTGAAGGCATAGAGGGTTTGGTCATCGTCTGCGGCGAGGAAAAACTCATCACAGCTCTCGCCCCATTGCCGAGCCAACGCCAATTCGAGCGGGCTAAAGTCTTGGGCTTCGTCCAAGAACAGCACCCGAGCGCCACGCGGGATGGGGGCCTGGTCGAAGTAACAAATCTCAATCAGGTCCGTGAAGTCCAGGAGATCCTGACTTTGTTTGAACGCCGTCCAGTCCTCATGGAACGACTGAAGACTGAGCGGCCACCCCTCCCGGTCCGTGAGGAGTCCACGGTAGAGGTTGAGCTTCTGGAGGAGCGCATCGCCTTGTTGCAGGGCGGATTGATCTTGGTCTTTGTAGGGGTCGTCGAGGTCGAGCGCCTTGAACCCATCGGCGAAGGGCCTGGTGGGGTACTGCCGGTTCCACTCTTCGAGGGCCGGCTTATTGACCAGCTTGGGACGATCGAGCGCCCGGAAGGCATGGGCATGGAGCGTCCCGATCTGCTGATCGTCCACCGGGAGGTGTTGGCTGACCACTTGCCGGGCGGCGGTCTTGGTGAAGCTCGCAATCAGGATTGACTCCGAGCCGTACTCCTTACACTTCTCGATCACGAGCCGCTTGATGGTCGTGGTCTTCCCGCAGCCGGGAGGCCCAAATATTCTGACCTCGCGAGATGCAACGAGCGTACCAGAGTTATGCACAGCGCAACCTGTTGATTGATTTAACATTGGCTCAAATCCACCAGGTTAAAATGTTGTTTGGTGACGACAAATGACGACGCAGAAAGTGGCATTTCATTGGCCTTTTCGAGTTGGTGACGACAGGTGCCGACAGAGGTTTCGGTAGTAATTTCATCAACTTAGATGCGTTTGTCGTCACGTCAGCTCGAAAAAAAGCATTTTCCAGAGCCCAAATTTTAGCCCTATATATAGGGATATTCAGATGAGCCGACGACAAGGGGGTCATTGCGGTAACCCCCAGACCCGTTGGGTCTTCACTTTATGCTTCTGTTTGGCTGGTCTGTAGTCGATCCGGTCGGCCTGGGCGCCGAGCTTCCGGAGGTGCACGGCGAGCTCCTTGGTACTGATCCGTTCATGGCATCGGCCCATCACAAACCGATGAAAGCCCTCCAGGGTGATATGTGGTTTGCCGTTATGGAGGAAGGGCATGCCATCGAGCATGGCCTTTTCCGCGTTCTCCGTGGCAGCCAGGCCGTCAGAGAGGTACATTTGGAGCCACCCCTCCACCGCGCCACGGTCGAAGGCCTCGGGGCCTGGGTCGACCGTCTCGACGATATTGAGGAGGCGCTGCACGGAGCGATTCCAGGTCTCGGCCTTCTGGGGGTCGGGGAAGATGTTCGCCATGTCGGCGAGGAGGTTCCGAAACTTCGTCTGTGAGGTGAACATATCGATCGTGCCCACCTTGATCGTGCGCCCGTCGAGCTCAATCTCGTACCGGTTCGGTTCCCCGAGGTACTTCACAATCTTCGAGAGCTTGTGATCGCCACGGGAGAACCAGAGGCTATTGATGATGGCGAGGAGGTCTCCCTTGTCGTGGGCGATCTCGTCGGGGATATCCTTCCCCTCCTTGATCTCTTCGACGATGCGCTGCCGCTCGTCGATCACCTTGTCACGCGCCGCCCGGTTGAGCGTGCGCCGGTAGTAGTCTTCCCGTAACTTCAAGTCTTCCTTATACTTCCGGCGATGGGCGATGAGGAGATTGACCGTCTCGTGTCCGGTCCATCCCGCGAGAAGCGCCCGTGTGGCGAGGGACATATCGTAGGAGCTGGCGGATTGATCGGGCATGTCTGGCCGGGCATGGAGCCAGGACTTCCGAAAGATCGTGTCCGCTTCACAGAGCAGCATGAAGCGATCGGCCGGCGGCTCCGCCTGGGGTGAGAGCGTGAACTCCCAGCTCATATCCGGCATGGCCTCTTTGGGCGCATGTGCGTCCGCGATGAGGTATTGATCGAAGTCGGACGGTTGATAGCGACGGTCGAGGTTGAGGTCGAGGAGTTCCACGCGGCGCGGGACGGATTTCCGGTTCCAGGTCCCGGGGAGCCGCATCACCCGGGGCAAGTCGCCGACCTGGTCGGCATCCCATCCCTTCGCGTGGGCTTTCGCCCGGAGCGTATTGTTCCAGCCCTTCGTGAGGGCCTCCGCCTGGGCCCGCTCGGCTTCAGATTCGAGCGTCCAGGCCTCTTCGAACAACCACCAGGCCTGCAGCCCTCGCCCGCTATGGACGAGGACCGTCGGCTCCGGGCCAAGGCTTAGCACGAGGTCCTTGGCCGCTTCTTGGTTGGGGGGGAGGTTCGGTTTCTTGTGCTCCGTCCCATAGTCGATATCGAGCCAGACACCAGGGATACTCACGATATCGCCGAGACTCCCGCGCATGGTCGGCCCGAAGTTCTGCGAGCGGAGCCCGCAGCCGACATACACGTTTTCACGCTGGGCCCAGGCTTCCACCATGGCGATCGTCTCATCCGTGACGGTTTGCACGAACTCGGAATGTTTGGAGGGCGCCCCCCACAGCAGCAACCAGGAGGGGGAGACCTCCGGGAAGACTGCTGTGAGGAACGCCCGGATCTGGCTAGACTCCGGCATCGCCTGCGAGATCTTCCGCTTCGAGGGTGGTCTGGCCGAAATACGGCTTCCACAACTCTTGAATGTCGATCATGCGGGCCATCTCCTCGGTGTTGAGGGGCCGCAGCATGGTGATCTCGACCTGGTTGTATTTCGTGCCCTCCGAGTTTTGGGTCTGCTTGAGGGCGAAGCGCATTACGACCATCTTCGGGGAGAGGTCCTGCTGCGTGAAGCGCATAAAGAACTTGTCGGTGTCCTTCAGGCTGCCCGGCGGGACGGTGAGCAGGACCGGAATCACGTCCTGCGGACGGAGGATGAACATCATGCGGCCCTGTTTGCAGGCTTGCCCCTTCGCGGGCTTCCCGTTCCCCTTCACCGCCGTGCCAAATTCGGCGAGCGGACACTTGCGGCACGGGCCGCCCGGAGTGCCGATCCCCATGATGGAATCAGACGAGGTGCAGGTCGGCGGCACCGCCGGGCCGACGCCGACCGGGTCCGGCCAATAGGAGCGAGACTTGACCATGTGGAGAATGACCGCGTCGATGTACTCCATGGGCTTATTGCCCTGGAGGGTCGGCACCGACCAGACGGACGACTCGGCGCTCGGCACCTTGATCCGGTCCAGATTGAAGACCGTCATCCCGTTACCGCACGTCTCCTTGATTACCTCTTGAATCTGTTGGAGCGGCTTCGCGAGCGAGCGATACTCGGAGCTGATAATCTCCGTCGACGACTTCGGCGTCTCGGCGACCGCCTTCGTGCCGAGATCGATCACCGCCACGTCATTCCCCTTGATCGATACACTTTCTGTTGATTGCTTTCCCATGAGAACCTCCTTGTGAATATGCAGCCGCCGCCACGTTAGCCGGCCTTGCTTCCGGTTCAGGCGGAGTCGAACCGCCGCGGCCATCGTTGCTAATCGGTTAGTTACCCTTTACGCGCGCGAATTTTGAACACTTCCGACACATGGACGTAGGGCTGGAGCTTCTCGGGCAGCTTCGGAATCAGCTCCTCCGGCGGGAGCGGCGTGTCACTGACCGACTCCTCGATCTCCCGGATATAGGCGGAGAACGTCTGGGCGTTGACCCCTTCCTTGACCATGTCGCCGTGATCGAGCTCCTTCAGGGCCTCACACAGTCCATGCGTGTTGCCGTCCTTGGCGGAGCCCCAAATCTTCCGCTCCACATAGACCGTGCCTCCGCCTGCGAGCTTGATGCTTTGTGTGCCGGAGTCCCGCATGCGCGGGAGCAGCTCCGACTCGACCTTGGCGGCATTCTCGCCAGAGGCTTCCCCCAGCTTCTCGAACACCTTCTTGGCCTTGTCGATCACGGTGAAGAGTCGCGCGAGCGTCTCCGTCTTCAGCAGTCCCAGGGCTGGATCAAACCAGTCCATGCCGAACTTCTGGAGCGCCTCGCCGAGCTGAATCACGTTCATGGTATCGATGGCGGCGGCGCGATCCCTCAGAATCTTCGCTTGCCCCTCCTGCTCCGCCAGGGCCTGATCTGTTAAGTCTGTCGCAATCTTCTCTGCGGTTGTCATGATGCCCTCCTAGACCGAGTTGAATGGTGATCGGTTAGTTCCAATAGGCGTGTGGATCGCCAGACGTGCCCTTCAGGAAATGCGTCTCCACCTTCGTGTCGACGTTTTTAATCCATCCCTCGAGTTTTTCGCGTTCATCGTGCAACGCGCCCAGCACTTTGGCCCGGTAAATCGCCTTCGCCTTCGTGCAGAGCACCCCATATTCTTCTAATTCGTCGCCCCAGCGAGCGAGAATGTAATGAGTATTCTTGCCGTACTCCGATCCTTCACGAAGCACGAGCAGGGGGTCTTTATAGTCGGCGTTCTCTGGATGCCAGACGAAGAGGGCACAGTCCGATCTGTCCTCGATCAGCTTGGCGACGTGTGCGGCGACCTGCAACACCCGCAACGGGATGGCCTGATCGGCATACGATCCCAGGGACGTCTTCGACGGAAGGATGAGCTCATACACCCACCTTTCCTGTTTCGTCATCTTCCGATACGGGAAGGCGCTGGGTGAGTCCCCGTCGTCCTTCGGCGCATAGAGCTTGGCTTGCCCTTCGAGCCCGAGTTGCTCGACGAGTGCCTTGGCCTCCTCGTTCTGCTCCACGGTCGCGGCCGCGACTTCCTCCACTTCATACGTTTCAACTACCATGATGCCCTCCTACACTGCTGCCGGGTGAGATTGGGACTCGTGCACGTCGGCAGCCAACCGCGCGCGAGTGGTGTCCAGAATGCTCTCGACGACTTCAAGGCGTTGTTCGAGCGCCTTATATACATCGGCGTCTTTGGTGTGCTCGGCGACCAGATGGATAAATTTCACGCTTCGGGTTTGCCCGGGCCGATGGCACCGCTTCCGCGCCTGGAGATAGTCCCCCAGGGAATAGCCGAGCGAATAGAAAATCTGATACCGGGCGCGGGTGAGATCCACACCCAGCCCGCCGGACTGAATCTGGACGGCAAGAATCGGCGTGTCGCCAGTGGTGTCGGCTTGCCATGCGGCGAGCTGATTCACGCGACCGGAGAGCTCCAGTACGCCACGCCCGAGGGAGTCCCCGACGGCCTTGATCGTATTGAGGTCCGGATGAAACCGGCAGAAGATCGCCACCGGCTCTTTCGGGTGTAAGTCTGTCAGGATATCGAGGAGCAGCTCGGCCTTGGCGGTGTCGATCTCCTGAATGTGGGACTTTGATTGTGAGTACTGCTCACCGTGATCCATCGTGACGAAGCCCGAGGTAATCTGTTGCAGCCGGAGCAACTTCGTCAGCGCATTCGTGACGGTCACCATCCCGGCGCCGACTTCGGCGACAAACTCTTTGTCGACGCTGTCATAGATGGCGCGGGCCGAGGTGCTGAGCTTGCAAGTGCGGACAATGTCCATCGTCTCCGGCAGGTCGAGCACATCATCAGCCATTACACGCATGGCAATCTGGTACATCTTCTCGTGCATCTCGTCCTGGTTCTGATAGGAGACTTCCGTGTGGTTCCCGTATCCGCCCATCACGGCGTAGCGTGCGCGAAAATTAACAAAGCTCGTCCCGAAGATGCCTTTATCGAGAAACCGATACTGGGCATAGATATCCGTGGGATTATGGGGCATGGGCGTCCCCGTCAGGCAGATGCGCGAGGGCACGCTGTCGCCCAGCCGACTGCAGAACTTGGAGGACTTCCCGCTCGGGGACTTGATCCGATGGCTCTCGTCGAGCACCACGCAATCCCAGTGGTGGGTGAGGAGAAACTCATCCATGGGCTCACGCCAGGCCGCTTCATAGTTGAGGACGACGACGGCGGGACGGAGTCGCGCCCGGGAGAGCGACAAGTCGCGCTTGATCCGCTCCACCCGATTCGCCACACTCCCCTCGCTGCCCGTAATAATGGTGTACTCACGCACCGCATGCCGCTCGAACTGCGTGGGCCAGACGTCAATGACCGACTTCGGGCAGAGAATCAGTGTCTGCCAATGCTCGCGGTTCTGAATGAGATCGATGGCAATGCGGCTCTTGCCCGTAGCCATATCAAATGCAATCATGGCGCCCGGGAGATTCTTCGCGAACCAAAAGCATTGCTTTTGATGGTGCCAGGCCGGCACCTTCTGCACGGGAATGTCGGGCAGGGTCTCGGCGGTCTTGTACTTGGCGCTGTCGGCGATCGCCTGCGACTCCAGGAGGAGCTTTTCGGCAATGTCCGACCATTTTGACTTGTCGGGCGGAAACTGCTCGGCGATGGCCTTCGCGGCGAACGGGGTGAACGGGTAGCGCCAGGCCCGGAGCTCCTTGTCCCAGCGTCCTCCAGGGATCGCCTTGCATTTATCTTTGTAGATAAAGGCCGTGGAGATCGCCAGCCCGCGGTCCTCGTCGTGAAAGACATGCGTGAGGTTCATCGGACCGGCTCCTCGACCCGCTGGATGGCCTCCTGGATCTCCCCGGCGTGCTTCGCGCACAGCGCCTGGTAGGCCTGCGGGTACTGCTCGTAAATGGTTTCAATGAGGTGCGCCCAGCCCTGCGCGTCGAGCACACTGGAGACTGTGAGGTACGGCACTTCCGCGTCGAGATGTTTGGCGAGAATGCGAAAGGCGACGAGATCGTAATACGATGGACGTTCCATGATGCCCTCCTGGAACCAGCTACACGGTTAGTTAGAGAATGCGCCGAAGATAGCCCCGGTCAATCAGCTCCAGCACCCATCTGCCTTTGAGGTACTGGTTCCAAAATCGTTGCCGGTCGATCTCGATCGCGACGCACACCATCAGCACAATGACGGCGCCGACGAGGAACATCTGAAAGAGCACGGTTCCGACGTTCATCGCGCCTCCTTCTCTCGAAAGAGCAGCCGTTTCCCGTGGCGGGCGACCTTCTTCGTGCCGAGATACCCACGCGGATCCACCCCTTGCAAGGCGTCTCGGATATCCGCCAGAATCTGCTCCGTCGTCCGGACGGTCATCGTAGGCCGGCCTCCTCATGTGCTTTTAAGAGGCGGAACGCTTTTTCTCCGGCGGCCGAGAGGGTCCTCCCCTCTTTCCGGCAGTATTCCCGGACCCACTTCTCCGTCTCAGGATAGAGACGGAACATCATGGGCATGGCGTTCAAATGCGTCGTGGTGGTAATGCGCCGTTGACGCTTATTGCTGGTATTTCGTGTCTGTTTGGGTCGCTCGGTAGGTTGCATATGTTGTGTATACGTGTTTACAGGAGACTTGTCAAGAGGGCTGCAGTATTTTGTAAAAATATATTTACAGAATACAGGGACTAGGGTACTATCTAGGGCATGATTGTGGGGATGATGGCGGGCGGACAGACGGAGGCCGATGTGCTTGCTGCCTACCCAGAGCTACTCCCGACGGACGTGTCGGCCGCGCTCGCCTATGATCAAAGGAGGCACCCATGAAAACGATGCTGCTAGCGTTGGTGTTGGGCCTGTATGGGACGGCATTCGCGGGGACTGAACTGACGACGGTGATCCCCTTCGATGCCCCGTTTCAGCCGGAATACTACCTCTATAATCAAACGACGGGGATTATCTCGGAGATGGAGGGAGGCGTGTGGACCGGGCAAGCTCGCGTTCTGCCACCTCCAGGGCAACGCAACCCCGCGACGATGCCGTTCATCCCGCCGAGTCGGCCACGCGCGGAGAATTACTGGAGCTCTCCCGATATGGCGATCGATCTCAATCAGCAGCTAGACCGAGACTTGAATCGGATGCTGGGACTTCCGGATTGAGGAAGGACGGCACGTCCGCCTCTTCTTTCGACAGCCAGCCTTTCGACGCGAGTTTGCGGAGGAGCTTCGATCGCTCCCAGTCTGGCAAGACCTGTGTGAGTTTCTCTTTATAGTAGGTCTCTGCCCGTTTCAGAATCTTCCGATCGGCGGCGTCGAGTGTGGCCAAGAGTTGATCGCGTTCCACACGGCTCATGCCATACAGAGGCGCCAGGGCCCGCACGCTGGCCTCCATCCCCTTCTTCGTGCCACCCAACTCGACATACTTCTCGCGCCAGTAGGCTTCAGCCTCGGCGTCCTTCTGCTGGATCGCGCGCGAGACATTGCGGAGGGCCTCGCTGCGTGGTGAGCGGAAGTGGATCCCGCGTTCCTTGCCGATCTTCTCCAGAAATCGCGACTCGATCCCCGACCAGTCGGTATAGGCCGCGGAGCCGGGGTCTTGCCGCTGGATCACGAGGCCGGCGAAGTCGTCCGGCTGTTGGGGCTTCCCTTTGAGCTTGCCGTACTCCTTGCTGAGCGTGAGCTGTTGCGCCAGGTATTCACCACGGTCTTGAATCGGACGAGGATGAAAGATATCAGGATAGGTCGACTCGCGAGCAATCAGCTCGGCCGGTGTCTTCACCAGCGGCGTCACGCCCTGCACGAGTTTATTGACCGGCGCTTTCGCCATCTGCTTGAGGGCTTCCGGCACGGTCATCTTTCCATTGAGCACATCGCGGGTGACGGCGGGCGCCACATCGAGGCCAAACCAGGAGAGCAAGTCGCCCATCGCGCCGATCCCGGACAGATACCGAATCTTCCCGTCGTCGCTCCGACCGAACAGAATATGCGGGCGGTTGCGCGTCGCCTCGTCCAGCTCATCATCGTCACCAGGGAACATGAGCATGTTCCAGGCTTGCAGCGCCGCCCACAGGGCGGAGAAGCGCACGAGCCACTTGGCCGCCTTGAGGGTCGCGACGCCACCCAGCCGGGCGAGCTTCGCGCTTCCGATATCCTTGAAGGCGTTCTTGATCATCTGCTTGTAGCGGCGGAAATTCACCTCCACCCAGGAGAAGAAGGGATACCAGTAGTTGCGGAGGTTTTGGCCGATGGCGCTGACGCGGTCGTAGGCGCCGAGGAGTTCATTGGAGAGCTTAAAGGCCCGATCGCGGAGATCCGGCAAGGCCATGACGTTCTCACGGATCGACGCGCCGAAGTTATTTGGCCGCTGGTTCGCATTCCCGCGCATCTGCTCAAGGTAATTGAGATAGTTCGCATAGCGGAGCATGGCCTCCCGGTAGTCTGTGGCGAGCCGGGCATTCTTCCAGTAGCCATTGAAGGCCCGAGCTGGGATGCTCAGCAGGCCGCCTTTCTGTTCGCGTTCGAGGGAGTCACGGAAGAGTTTCAGCTCGTTCAAGTCCCCCATCTCCTGCACTTGGAGCGTAGTCTGGAATCCGCCACGGTCGAACCATTCTTTTACTTCCCCGGTCAGCGGCGCCTCCTTGCCGAAGAACACCGGCCACAGGTCATGCATGGCCTTGGGAAGGGTCTTCATGGCCGACGGATTGCCGGCAAAGACCGCGTCGGCGTCGCCGGTCAAGTTTCGAAGGTTGTAGCGGAGGAACCGCCGAGGGGCGAGGAGCATCACCTGTTTCCAATGCCCTTGCACCTGGCGAATGGTCCGCTGCCAGATCGGCGGGATCGGCTGCGCCATGGCCTTGAGCGTGTGGTACACCTCGTCCGGAATCACATACTGCTCTTTCGGGCTGCCCATCGCCATGACGGCGCGGAGCTGCTCGGCGGAGATATTCAGCGAGGGCACGAGGGCCTCGGTGAGTTGCCGCGCGAGCCGATGCGGGATGGTCTCCGCCATAAAGAACACGTTCCCGGGCTCCGGCTGCCACACTTGGTAGCCTTCGGGGATCCGGTCCTCCCAGGTCTGGAAGTCCTTCCCCAAAAACTCCTTGATCCACTGCCGGCGTTCACTCATCGCCTTGAAGGCCATGAGGGCGCCGCCTTGGGCCGGGTGTCCCTCCTGCTCGGCGTACTCCTTGAGTTGATCGAACGAGAGAATGGCCTGTTTATTCAAGCCGAGGGCTTCACGGACCTTCGACATGCCCATGCCGATGCGCTTCTTGAAGTCGGCCCACTTCTCTTCCAGCTGGAGGTTCCCGGCAATGCGCTTCTCCACTTCCAGCGTGTTCGCCTGCTTCGCGGCCTTCTTCAGGTCGCTCGCAATGTTGTGCTCTTTGTCGACGAGGCGGATCGTCTTCGCCACAGCAATGTCATGCTCCATCTGGGCCATGACTTCGAAGTCGGCTTGTAAATAGTTCGCGTTGATATCCTTCTCGGAGCCGTGGCGCTGCCGGTTAAAGCCGCGCCCGGTCGGGCTTTTCAATTCCTTCCCGGCGCCGGCCGGATGCTGCCGCCGCTCGTTCGCATACTCCAAGACTTGATGCCGGAAATAGTCCTCCTTGCTCAGCCGATCGGCCAGCTTGTCGAGCCCGATCGAGCGCATCGCCACCTGGTAGCGATTCTTCACGCCACGCCAGGCCGCTTTGCGCTGGCCGACGGCGTCGGCAATGTCGGGGTTCTGGGCCAGGAGCGCGTCCACCTTGTCCCGTTCCTGCTCCACACTGTCCTTCGTGAGGCCGAACGGGAGCGACCGACCCTCTTCCGCTTCGCGCACAAGATCATCAAGCAGAACTTTGCGGGTGAACACATCCATTTTGTTGGGCCCGAAGTCTCCGATGATGCTCTTGAGTTGGCGAATCGTCCGGTCGGCCGCAATCCCCTTCATCTTCTGGAGGGTGAGGAGCGAGGTACGGAGCTGGCTGTACTCGGGCACGTCGGGCAGTTCTGGAAACTCCCGGGTCTGCTTGCGGATTTCGTTGATGCCGTCCTTGACGCGCTGCACGAAGGTCTCCGGCTTCACGCCTTGCTTGGCGAGCTGGAATCGTTTCTCGCTGGCCGGATCGGCGAACGTCACCGGACCAGTGGCGCCGACCACCACATCAGCGGGCTTCTTCTTGAGAGCTGGCACGAGCGAGCCGAGCGGGATGCTGCCGCGCTGACTCTTCAGAATATCGATCGGGCTCTCAGGTTTCGCGGGTTCGTCTGGTGCGGCGACCACACCCTCGTCCTTATTGGTGAGGTCGAGGGCTTTGTCGATCTCCGCCAATCGAGCCTGAAGTGAGGTGATTTTATCCTCGTGTTCGTAGGGGACACCCATCTGGTCTTGGACTTCGGCGGCGCGCTTGCCGGACTGGGCAATCTTGTCCTGTGCGAGCTTGATGCGCTTCGGAATACTCTCCAGCACGTTCCCGATGCGGGTCACGAGGCCGGCCGCTGAGACGTCGGGCGGGAAGGTGGAGGAGTCGAGCCCGGCGATGCTCACGAGCGAATCATTATCGAGAAACATTTTGACGGTCATCGGATAGCCGCGATAGTGGCCGACCTGGAAGATGCCGGTCTCCGTGCGCTTGGGATGGTCCTGAATGTAGTCCTCGATCACCTTCAGGATGGCTTTCCCGGCCGCCTCTGGCTCGTCGAAGGTCTTCTTGTCGACCACCATGGAGAACGGCTCGGCCGGGTGCTTCTCGAGCGTGGCCATGTCCTTCTCGAGCGCCTTAATGAGCCCCTCCTGAAAGGTGATCTCCTTGGGGATCGCCTGCAGGTCAAATTTCATGCGGAGCTTCGAGTCGTGGAACTGCGCCTTGAGCAGGGTCAGCTTCTTGAGTTCGGTGTCGACCTTCACTCGCTCGAGGATCATGGGATTGCCGGAGGCGATGGCCTTCATCTCGGCGTAGGAGAGCACGTTCGTATCCACATCCTGGATCGTCCTGATGTTGGGGTCGCCCTTCATAATCTGGGTGATCGTCTTCGCCTTCGATTCCAGAGTCTGCCACATATAAACGTCGAAGGAGGGCGCCTCCGTCGCATAGTTGTGGACTTCGAACTGGAAGCCCTCGGGATCCTCTTGGTACAGCTTATTCCCCTGCCGGATGCCGCGGCCGTTCCGTTGCTCGATATCGCGCGGCCGCCACGGCGCATCGAGGTTATGCAGGGCGACCATGCGCTCCTGGACGTTCGTGCCGGCGCCCATCTTCTCGGTGGAGCCGATCAGCACGCGCACCGCGCCTGAATTCACGGCGGCAAACAGTTTGCTTTTCTTGGTGTCCGTATCGGCGTCGTGGATAAAGGCAATCTCCTTCTCGGGGATACCCTTCTTGATCAGTTTCTTTTTGATGTTGGTATAGACGCTGCCAATGAGGGCGTTCTCGATCGCATCCACTTCCGACTCAAACGCGGTATCGGCCGAGTCAATGAATTCAATCTGCTCCTTCGTTCTCTCCAGAGCCGCTGCGGCAAGGGCGTTTCCGGCCTCTGCGGCGTCTTTCAATTTCTGGGCATGCTTATCAAATGCGACCTTTTGGGACTTTGTTTTGTCACGGCTCTCGGCGGCCTGCGCCTTGAGGTCTTCACGGATCTCTACATCCTTGCCGTCGTCGCCCTTCGGCGTGGAGAGGTCCAGGAAAATCAACTGCGTGCCCTTCACGTTCGCCGTCCGCTTGTAGATCTCCGAGACGTTGTTGACCATGCCGACGATCTTCCCGCTCTTGTCCTCTGGCGCACCGGGCACGCGGAGCCGGATATCGAGGGCGGCGTTGCGGCCGTCGCCCGTGATCTTCAGCATGTTGTCTTGGCGCGGGTCGGCGTTCTTCAGGTTCTTCGCGCGTTCGATGAGCCCCTTGGTGTATTCGATCAGGGCTGGGCTCGGTTTATAGGTGTTGTTGATCGGCTTGCCGGTCTTGAGCTTCGGGACGGGTAGTTTCAGGTCGTCCTGCGACTTCACATCCATCACTTGGCGGAATTGCTGGGTGAGCTCCGGGACGTTAACGAACTCGGCGAAGCGTGAGCGCGGCCGGTAGCCGCTGCCGTCCGGTGCCAACTCCATCGAGGTCACGGTGTTCCCGTACTGCCGGGCCCAGGCGTCGAAATGCTGCAAGCCGGATTCGTCCAGGAGTTGCGGCTGCAGATACCGCTGCATGGTGAACACTTCGGCCATGCTGTTGCTCACCGGCGTCCCTGTGGCGAAGATCACCCCGCGCTGATTGGTCAGCTTGTTCAAGTACTGCGTCTTCAGGAACATATCGTAGGAGCGTTGGCTCTCGGTGTTCGGCAAGCCCGCCACACGGGTCATGCGCGTGGGGAACCAGAGGTTTTTGAACAGGTCGGCCTCGTCGACCAGGAGCATGTCCACCCCGGTCTCCTCGAAGTTCACGCCCTGGTCGGCCTTCTCAGCGACGGCGGCCTGCCGCGCTTTCAGCTTGGCCTCGAGGCGCTGCTTCGCCTTCTCCAGTTCTTTCGTCAGATTGCGATTGGCCTGCTTGCCGCCACGCTCCGCCTTCAACTCACGGAGGTAATCATCCAGGATGGCGATTTGCTCCTCCGCGAAGGCCTGGAACCGCTCCAGACTTACCGGCAACCGACTCATCTGACTGTGGGAGATGAGGACGGCGTCCCAGTCGCCGGTCGCAATCCGGCCGGAGAGGATCCGGCGATTCTCCTTCTTGAAATCCTCCTTGGTCGTGGTCAGCACTTTGGCCGCGGGGTACAACGTCAAGATGGAGTCGCGCCACTGTTCCACGAGATGGTTCGGCACCACAAACATGGGCTTGTTGGCCATGCGGAGGCGGCGGGCCTCCATGGCAATCCCGATCATTTCGAAGGTCTTCCCGGCGCCGACGACATGGGCGAGCAGGGTATTGCCAGACTGGAGCGCGCGCCAGATGACATCCTTTTGGTGCTTCTGGAGCGTGATGGCCGGATTCTGTCCGGGTAGAGTCAGGTGGTCGCCGTTATAGTCGCGCAAGCGCACGGAGTTGAATTCATCGTTATAAAGGCGGGACAGGACTTTCGCGCGGATCGGGTCTTTCCACATCCACGACCGGAACTCCTCTTGCATCTTGGACTGCTTCTCACGGGCGGCGAGCGTTTCCTTCTCGTTCACCACCAGCTTATCGTCCGATGTCTTATCCTTGACCGTCGGGAGTTTCGAGTGCAGCGAGTCCTCGAGGATCTGCATGCCGCTATAGCGCGACGTGCCCCAAACGGTGTCGTTCTTCGCATTCCCAGGGTAGACCCTGGCGTTGACCGCAAAGGCGCCGACCTGGGCGTTGTACTTGACGGCGCTCCCGCTCACATCAAACAGGTGGTCGATAAACTCCTCGTACACGCCGGTCGGAATCCAGCCATGGCCGATCTTGACGTCGATCTGCGAGGGCTGCAGGTCCTCCGGAATCACCGTCTTCAGGGCCTCGACGTGCTCCTTGTACGTGGGGTCGAGCTTGGCGGCAGCCTCCGCCTCTTTCAGTTTCTTCCGCACGTTGCCGGAGAGATAGGCGTCCGCCGGCTCCCAGCCACCAGAGGGATTCTTGTAGACGACGCCCTTCAGGGCCTTCTGCAAGTCTTCCTCTGTCGAACCGGTTAGCTCGCTCATGCGCTGCCAGTCGAGCCCGCCCGTCTCGTTCATGCTCACGAGCATGGCATCTTTCGGTGACTCGGCCCGCTCCGGGCGTGGCTTGAATTCAATGACGCGCTTCTTGAAGATATCGGCCTTCTGCGCGGTGTTGGTCTTGGGGTCGTACTTCCGCTCGAGGGCCTGGAGCGTGGGATAGTCCGGATCTTCCCGGAAGAGGGTCTTGTTGAGGCGTCCGCTAACGGGGCCGAATTTCTTCACGAAGCGATCGTAGAGGTGATTGAGGTCCTCTCGAACCTTCTTCATGAAGGCTTCACTGTTCTCGGCGAGTTGCGACTTAAACACCACACGGGTCTGTTCTCGCAATTGGATCAAACCCTTCGCCCGCTCCAGGTTGTTCGGGGTGACGTCTTCCACGGGCACAAACTGGGCGCCACGGCGGAGGTAGAGCGCATTGTTTTGAATGGTGTACGCCCCGTCCTTCACGTCGTCGCTGGCTTCGAGGGCCGCCAGGAGGCCGCGCGGTGAGGTGCTTGCCGGCGCGTTGCGTGGCCGCATGATCTTTCCGGGCATGCGCTCGAAGGCCTCGGTGATCGCGGCCTCCATGTTGCGACCGTCCGGCTCCACCGTAAATTCGTTGTCGCGGTACATCGATCCGGCAAGGGCCGGTTTCCCGAGCATCTGCTCCGGATGTGCGGCGTAATACTCGTTCACCGAGACATCCCGCCCGTCGATCTGAATGGTCTTGGTCTCCGTCCAGGGCTCGCCTTTCGCGGTCGTGCCGTCCTCGCGGCGCTGGAGCACGATGATATCGGTCACCACATCGGTATTGGCGATCTCCTTGAACTGGGTGTTCGGGAGGCGAATCGCGCCGACAAAATCCGCCTTCTTGGCGATGAAGTCGCGGAGCTTGCCGTTCAGCTTATCGAGGGTGTAACGCGAGGTGATGAAGGCGACCAGGCCGCCCGGGCGCACTTGGCTGATGGCTTTGGCGAAATAGTAGTCATGGAGCGAGAGCTTGAGTTTCGAGAGCTCCTTGCTGTGGGGGTCGAACACCTGGACGTTGGCAAACGGGACATTGCCGATCGCCGCATCAAAGAAGTTCTCCGGGAGTACCGTCTCCTGGTACGGGCTGTGGAGCACGTTCGCCCGCTGATAGAGCTGCGCCATGATGCGGGCGCTGAGGCTGTCCATTTCGATGGCGGTCTTCTGCACCTTCGAGCGGAGATCACCTGGGATGCTGCCCAGAAAGTGGCCGATTCCGGCGCCCGGCTCCAAGAGCTTCCCGCTCTTGAACCCCAGATGCTTCAGGCCTTCATACATCGCGCGGATGGTCGAGGGGTCGGTGTAATGCGCGTTCGGGGTCGACGCGCGCGCGGCGGCGTATTCCTCTTTCGTGAGGAGGTCGGAGAGTTCGCTGTATTCGGTGTCCCAGTCGCGGGACCACTGGAAGGCTTGCGGGAGTCCGCCCCAGCCGGTGTACTGCGCGAGCGTCTCCTGCTCGGCGGGCGTGGCGAGTCGACCCTCGTGCTCGATCTGCTTCAAGAGTGTGATCGCGGCGACGTTCGCCTTGTATTTGGTCTTGTGGCCCTTGGGGATCGAGTACTCAGGCGTTAGGCGGAAATCGGTGCCCGCGGGGGCTTCTGGCTCTGCGGGCTTTTCGGTTTTGGCTTTGGGCTTGGCCGGTCGCGATACGGCTGTATCGGTTGCCCCAGCGTCGGCTGATCCTCCTCCGCTGGCGGGTAGATTTGATCCTGCAGCATCTCCATTGCGCTGTAGTGATCCATCCCGCTGTTTTCCAGGTCGTCGAGTTGCCGGCCGATCTGCTCCTGCAGATTTGACAGGTACTGGTTCAGACTCCCGTCCTGCTTCAACTCCTGGAACATCTTGGGCCGAAACTTCTTTAGGTGATCGTGCATCTTCCAGCCGAGGCTGTTCAGGTTCACGGGTCGCCTCCTTCTGAGGGGTCGCCTCTATTGTAGTGCCTTTTGCCGGTGTCGTTTCAAGGGGGGTCTTGGGCGATTCTTCCGCCTTCGTAATATTGGCCGGGTTTTCTTTCACATCGCTTGACACCGGTACGGGCGCGGCCTCCTCCGCCTTCGTCGGCACGGCGTCGGCACGATCACTGACATGGTATCCGCCTAACTTAAACGGCTTACCAGGCAGATGCTTAAAGGTAATCTTGCCCTTCCCGGACTGCTCATAGGGGAGCTTGTACGCATCGAGGAGCGAAGCCAGTCGGTCGGCATCGCCACTCTTGACGGTGCCATAGATGAAGCCTTTCGATTTGAAGCGGTCAATGAATGATTGCCCTTCCGGTGATACAGCCGCCTCCGGCCGCTGCTCCTGCTCCGCCATATCGATATCGAGCGCCCGGTCGGGTCGCTGTGTCTTGCTGGGCGCGGGCTTGATGAGCGTCGGCGCGGAGGCCTTGACAGTCTCGCCTTTGGCGGCGGCCTTCGCTTGATCGAGAATCTGTTTCCGGTACTCCTGCGCGATCGCGCCGACGTTGGCATCGGCCGGAAGATTCAGCTTCGCCTTGAGGCGAGAGGTCGCATGGTCGAGGTCAAATTTCTTCGTGCCGTCGATATGCTTCTTGAGCTTGCTCGTGAAGTCGAACAGCTCCGCATGGATCGGGTCGGCAAAGGTGATGTTGCGCTGGCCGTTCTTCCCCAGAAAGACACTCCGGCGCTGATCGGGGGTGGCTGGTTTTTCCGCTGCCGCCTCCGGCCGCTTCTCCTGCTCTGCCATGTCGATATCGAGCGCCCGATCGGGGCGCTGTGTCTTGCTGGGCGCGGGCTTGATGAGGTCGGCCGGGAGCTTCGCGGGTTGCTCGGGGGAGAGTGCCGTCTCTGTGGCGGTCGGTTTCGAGCCTGGCGCATTGTACGCAAGGGCCGGCTGCTTGGTCGCCTCTGGATTGCGCACCCACTCCTTAAATTGTTTCATCGGCATGGCGCGCGTGGCGCCGAGGCCTTGCCAGTCCTTAGCATAATTCTGTCGGTACAGGTCTTTGGCGTGGCTAAAATCGTCGGCGCCGAGGATGATCTTATGCTCGTCGAACTTGCCCGTTTTCGGGTCGATCTGGTCAATGACGTAGACAGTTCCGTCATAATCCTCAGGCGTTCCCGGCTTCACAAAGACGTCGATGCCTTGCTTCTTCTTCTTCGTACTGTCCGCCGCCGTGGTCCCCTTGATGTACCCATAGTGGGATTGCATCTCGGTTTCCCAAGGGTTCCCCTCAGCGTCCACACCAGACCGGACGGAGCCTTGCGGGTTTTCGATTGAGATATCCAGCCCGGCAATCGAGACGTGCCCCTTCTTGTAGTTCCCCGCCTCCTTCTGTGCCTCGCTCGGCTCCGGGAGGTCATTCTGTGGCGACGTCGCCGCCTCGTGCGCGGCGGTTTCGAGGGGGACGGGGGCGGAGTCCTCGATAAGGCGTGGCGCATCGAGGCGTTGCAGGGTGGGATTGGTTATCTTAACGTACTCTTTCCGCTTGATTGGAACGCCGCCAGGCTTCGCGATTTGATCGACCTGCACGGTAAGTTCATCATTATCAAAACCGACGATCGTTCCAGTGACAGGCTTCCCCTTACTCTCGTAGGTGACGCGCTCGCCCTCCTGGAAATTGAGCTCGAACGTCTGCGTCTTTGGGGCTTCCGCCTCCACCGGCACAGGCGCCGATTCAGGGGAGGGCGCTGGTGTCTCCCTATTGCCACTTACTTCGGGAGGCGCTACCGTCTCCCTCTTAGCAGTCGGCGACGTTTCCGTGGCACCACGAAATCCAATAGGCTCATAGGTGTACTGCAAGAGATCTTCGTCTGATTTATCCTTGACGAACGCAGCCGGATACTCGGTATTGACGCCGTTCTGACCCAGATCGATGATTGATACCGATCCATCCTTGTTGCGCTTCACGCGGACAGGAATGGTGCCGGCGTCCTCGGTGTCCATCTCGTAGCTTCGCATCGGCCTTTCACTAACCGGCCCTTTCGTTTCAATTTCTGGGGCCTTCGTTTCAATTTCTGGGGCCTTCGTTTCAATCGGTGCGGGTTTCGTCTCAGGCTTTGGCCGCTCAACCGGCACGGGTGCCTCGACCGCCTGCGGGCGTTCGACGGGCACCGGCGCCTCGACGGCTTGCGGGCGCTCCTGCGGAATGCGGTACGGCTGGCCCTTCTTAATTTCTAAGGTCTCCGGGGTGAGTTCGGCGGCTTCGGTCGCCACCTGGCGCGCACGATGATCGACGGTCTTTCTAATGACCTGTCGCTCATGGATGATGGGCACCGGGGCGCCCTGTGCGGCTGGACGGTCGACGGCTTGCGCCGGGGTCTCGGCCTGCTCGTGCTGGGCCTTGGCGCGCTTCCCACCGATGGCGCCGGTAATGAGCCCCATGATCCAACCAGCGGCCCCACCCGCTTCCCCGGCCTCACCCGCGCCCTCCAGGCGGTTGCGCTGCTTGTCGTACTCGAGGATATCTTTCGCAATGACGTTGCCGGCCGTGGTCTGGAAAAACTCCTGCAGGAATTCTTCCGCGGCGGCAATGCCGCCCGTCTTGAGGGCATGGAGGAATCGGCCGCCGGTCGCCTGATTGAACCGTCCGAGCATATGCCCGATCGGCACGGCTTCTGAGGTGCCCACACCGGCATTCATCCAGAAGGCTTTTTCTTTGGTCCCCTCGTCGGCACCTGATTTCTTCGCGTCCTGGTAGCCTTCGTCGCCACCGGCCAGGGCACCGAGGACCATGGTGGTGGCCACAGGCGCCTCAGCGACCGCACCCGCCACGCCGCCGATGAGGAAGCCCGTCATGCTGCCGAGCGCACGCGGGAGCACCGCGACGAGAAACTCCTTCTGTCGGGAGGGGTCCGTCGGGAAGGCCTCTTTCGCCAAGCGTGTGACGGTCTCGCCCATCTTATAGGCCATGCGCTCCTCGACCGTGGCCGGGTTCTTCATGGCCTCCGGGAGGAACTTGTCGAGCGTGGCCGAGGCTTCCGCCACAGCCCGCAAGGCGCTGGCGGGGATCTCCCCGACGCCCTGCATGTAATTGTTGGTGATCTCGGTGAGGTTCTGCCCGATGGTGTTCCCCATCGGCTGGGCCTGCTCACGGAGCGGCGCGCCCGCCTTATCGGTGAACTGTAGCGGGACGTTGGGAATCGATGGAGGCGGCTCGGCCGGTCGCAGCCAGTCGGGGGTCTCTCCTGCAACTTCAGGCTGAGAACTATTACTAGGCGCAACCGATTCGTCGCGTTGGCCGAATCCAATCGGGTTGAAGCCAGGCTGAAAATCACCACCCATTTCGCCAGTTCCACCCAAGACTGGATATCCTCGCCTAATCAGTTCGCCATAGACCTCCTCGCGTAGAGCATTGCCATCGCTCGGCATGTTTTCTGGATAGCGCATGATCTGATTCTTGTGCGGGTCGAGCGGGTCTGGGCGATTCGGAGGGCCTTCATTGTAAATGCGAGCCTTGGAATTGGAATGCATGCCCGCAGATGGAACAATTTCCCCGTAGCTACCGCCAGATTGTGGCGCGACGAGTCGAAGCCCGCGATATTGAGGATTCTGTTGTAAGACACCGAAATCTTCCGGCGTATAGCCGTGCTTGTCTGGCGGCAGTATTTCATTGAATTTCCTGTAAAAGTCTTCGTCTTGCAGGCTCCCTTTCGCATTTGGATCGTTGGGTTGATCCATGTAGGACGCAAAGAGATCGGCAACCTTAGAAACGAGTTGGCGATGCTCTGGATCGGCCACCGCATCCGAGGGTGATTCTGCGGTCAGCGCATCCTCCGGCAGGTCATAATTGATCTCAGGCTCTTGCATCGGTGCGCGGGCGTACTCCGGCAGTCCTGGCACGGGGGCCGACGGCGCCTCCGGCCCGACCTTGGGCGCGGCCTCTTGGGGAAATTTCTTCTTGTACTGCTCGGCGAGGGTCGCAATCGGGGAGAGCTCGTCGGGCTTGGCGCGATGAAGCTGGGCCTTTTCGGCCACCGTCATGGTGCCCGTGACGGCCTTTTCAAGCTGCTCGCCCTGGAGATACTTCCCGTAGACCTGCCGGAGATCGTTCTCCAGCGTCGGCAAGTCCGACCGTTTCCGAATCACCCGGTCGAGCGAGTCCGCCACAGCCATGCGATCGTCCCGATTCATCGCGGAGGCGAGGAGCCGGGCCTCCGGCACGTCCTGCGGCGACGGCGGCGGGAGCTTGCCGGGCTTGAGCGTGTGCGCCATCTGTGGCGGCGCGGGCACAGGTGGCGGAGAGGCGCGCTGCTGCGGCGCACGAATCGGTGACGGGGTCAGCGTGATCGGCGAGGGGGTTTGTGCGGGCTCTACCGCCAGCGGGACAGGAGCCGACGGAGGCTCTGTAGGTTTGGACGTGAACGCGGATTTGACCTTGCCGAGCAATGAATCTTCGTCTTTGAGGGCTTGCTCCGTTTGTCGAGCTTTGGTGACATCGGCCATCCTCCCCTGCCGTTCGGTAACGGTTTTCTCGAAGTCTTCCTTCGGTGCGGTCTTAATGGTCTTGGCCGTGTCCTCGTCGCCCGGCCACTGGCCGACTTCGAGCTCCTTCGCGGCCTTCTCGCGAACCTCGTCCGGTACGGACCACTGCCCGCGAATCCGCTTACTTTCTTCAACAATCTCCTCGTAGGTCATTGCAGGAGGCCCGCCGAGGGGTTAAAGTCCTGCGACTGCTCATCACCGAAGATATCCACGGGATCATCCTCGCCCACATCTCCGGCTGTGGAGGGGTCGCCGCCCGCGAGTTGCCGCATGAATTCCATGAGCGTGACTTGATTCTCGAGGTACTCCGGCTTCACGCCATACTTACTGAGATGCTGCTCGAGCTGCTTCCGCTTGGTCGCCGCCTGGTCGGCGCGCATGATCGCCGCGTCGATCTTGTCTTGGTACGGGGCCCACTCCGGCGCCATACTGCCATCGGGGCGCAAGAATTCGGCCTGCTTGGCCTTCATCCCTTCGCGAAGGGCCTCCACATTGTTCCGGGCGCTGGTCTCCCCTTGGAGCGCGCCAAAATACTTCCCGAGCGGCTGGGCGAGCTGCTTCTTGTTCTGCGCGGCCAGCTTCCCACGCTGCTTCGAAATGCCGTAGTCGGCCAGCGCGTTCAGTTTCTTCTGGTCCATGCCCGGGAACTTCTCTTTCAGGACTTCCTTGTAGGCATTGATGTAATTGTCATCGATATTCGTATACCCACCGCCGCCCGCTGGCGCCGCCGCACGGCCAGGCGCGGGTGCGCTCGGCACCGCATTCGGGCCACGGGGGACGTTAGGGCGCGCACCTTGCGGCGCGGGCAGACTGGGAGGCGTGCCGGGATTGCCCACGAGCGTCACGGGCGAGGCGGGATCTGGCTCGACCCCAGGGCCCGGAGCTTCGGTGTGCATGCCGGGGTCGTACTCCTGGTTCGTCCCATCGTCGTCGTCCGCGAGGGCTGCGGCGTTGGTCTGGAGGAAGTCGGGCGCATAAGCTCCGGGCATGGGCGTCTCCTTCGTTAAGTCGCGTCGTTGTCGGCGTACATCGGCCTATCAAACTGTGGTTGCGGCGCCACCAGACTGCGCGGGTCGCCGGGCGGAGGCTGCGGCGGCATGGCCGGGCCCTGGGTCGCCGGCGGACGCATGGCTGACCGATCGGGCATGGGGTTCGCCTGCGCTATCCCTTGTGGCAGGGGCGCTACGCCCTGCGGGGTCGCGGGACCGTCAGCCAGTAAACTCTCCGCTCCGGCTGGTGTCGCATCCACCTCTGGTGAGGCCTCTAGTCCTGGGCCGGCGTAGCGCGTCGCAAGTTGCGCCGACGTCGACCCAGGCCCGCCGATCTTCCGTGACTTCGCTTGGGCCAGGCGCGCGCCCACCAAGTCGTGCGCGTCCATCGCCTGCTTCAGGATGTCGTGGTTGTTCAGATAGTTCGTGTAGGCGTCGTTCCGCTTCATGTCCGACTGGTTTTTGGCGGTCTGCGACTCGGCAACCTGCTTCTGCACGTCGAGCCGTTTTTTCATCATGAAGGCGTTCAAGATCTGCTGCCCGGCCTTCTCGATCCCCTGGCCGACCCCGCCCATCACCGCCCCGCGCATCAGTTTGCCCATGCGTGCACTCCTTTCAAGTCACCCACCGCTCGTCGATAGAGCCGATTAAAGAGCCAGCGCACGGGCGGCTGCGCCCATGTGTGGCGTGCCAGCCACCCGGCCGCTGCGCGGCCATAGCGCCGATAGACGACCATGCCGAGCGCAATCAGGACAGACCGCTCGCCGAGGGTATTGAGCCACAGCCGCAGGGTATGCGTTTGGGGGTTCCATCGTCCGTACAGCACTTCGGCAATCCAGCAGGCCAAGAGCATGGCCGAGCCGATCGTGGCCGCTCCACTCATCCCGCCGCCGATCAGGGAGTTCGCGCCTTGCGCCTCCTGTAGGCTCGACTGCCACTCATAATCTTTGTTGGCGCGGCGGGTGTTCGCAATATTATTGCCTTCCGTGAGACGCACATCCCGGTAGGGATTGGCCGCGTTGCCGTACAGGCTGGAGGCGTTCCCGACCAGGCCGGCCGCTTGGCCGGTCACGCCCGCACCGGTACTGACCGCGCCGAGCTTCTGCCCGCTGGAGGCCAGGGCATCCGCCGTGCGTCCGCGTGAGATGGCGTCGGCGGTCGTCATTTGGCCGGTCCGAATCGCATCCCGGGTGACATTCTGTGAACGGTCCAATTCGGTGCGTGCCCGGGTGTAGATATCACCGGATCCCGCCCGCACGCCGCGCCGGGCCAGTTCGGTGTCCTGTGTGGTCTTCTGCCGGTTCATGTCGGCTTCCACAGCCGGGTCGACGGGGAGCTCCCCCTTGAGGGCGGCGAGCGTCCGCGCATTGGCGGCGTTCGTAATCTGCTGGCTCTGGAGCTGCTCCGGGGTCTTCGGCGCTTCGGTCGCCGAATAGGTCCCGTCCGGATTCTTCACCATCTGCAGGCCATACGACTTGTAGAGCTCGGGCAGAATGGCATCGTTCCTGGCTTTATTGTCTCGCGCAAGCTGCATCTGCAGGTCGGCGGCTTCGGCCTGCTTGGCATAGAGCGCCTTTTCCTCCGGGCTCGCCTCTGGGACCACCGGCGTTTCGGGGATCGGCGCCGGGTCGTTGCCGCCCATCCCGCCCGCAAAGGCCGGAATGAGTTCGCCGGTCTCGGCGATCATCGCAAGGAAGGGCGAGAGCGGAATCAGGGTGATCTCGTCATGCATGGCCGGCTCTCCCGTGGTGGATACTTGTCGCAAGGTCCTTGGATGTGAGCTGCGCCCAACTGTCGGCCGGGTCGCGGAGAATGAGCTTTTGGAATTGAATCCCGCGCTCCGTCTCCTTGATCGCCTCGGCGCCGATCGCGAGCAGCCAGCGGATGAATCGGGTATTGTCCTTCGCCGTCACGCAGTACCAGCCGAGAATCCCATCGTGGAAACACCACCGCTCCAGTCGACGCCATTCCTGAATCAGGCGGATTAACCCATCCCGCTTGCCGGTGAGATCAGCGAGGTGTGACACGTAGGCCCAGGCGCTGGTCTGGTCCGCATTCGGCACAATCTGCAGACTGAACAGCGGCCACTCGTCTTCGAGACGGATATACCGCACGAAGGACGCGGGGAGCGTTCTAGGTCTTAATGATGTGGTCTGACTCATCGGGTAAGGTTCCATATTTCTTCGCGAGTTCCGGGTACTGCGCCGGGTCGATCGCGAGGCCCGTGCAGCGCACGTAGCCGGCTGGAGGCGTCAGCTCCTTCGGGTACTTCAGCATCACGCCACACGGGACGCCCGCAAACTGCCAGGCGAAGACGTCCGTGAGGTAGTGGGCCGCCGTGATCAACTCGCCGGGCACGGGCAGCCGCACCGGCCCGGTCCTGGCTAATTCGGCAATCTGTCCATTGAGACTATCTAACCGGTTCGCTAGCTCCATACCGGACTCCACTCCTGCGGGCTCCGCGTCCCGCCACAAATACAGGTGACTCGCCCAGTCGTCTCGGGTCAATTGCTGCCCCTTATTGTACCGCCAGGCTCGTTGCAACTGTGCATCGAGGCCCTGTAGGTAGCAGGCGACGGCATCCATCCCGTGCTCGTTCTTCACCTCGCAGTCGGCACAGTGGAGCACCGAGAAGATGGCTGTCTTGTCGAGCTGCGGCCAGTAGACCAGCATCGGGGTCTGGGCGAAGTGGTTCAAGATCGTGAACGTGACGGCGGGCTGCCCGTTGACCGTAATGGGGCGTTGGTGCCGATCGAGCGCTAGGCGCCAGCCCTTGATCTCCCGGCCACACTTCCAGCAGCGGACTTCATTGAGCACGTCCCCGCTCCATTGCTGCCATTCATGCAGCCAGGTCTGTTTAGGGGAATTGCGAAGACCGAAGGTGAAGTCCGAGAATTTCCGCGGGAGCGCATGATAGGCCGCGCCATCGTTGCGTCCTTCGCGCACCATCGGCAAGCCGGTCACGCGGTTGAGGGTCTCCAGAATCATACGGCGCCTTCCCGTCCGGGCGAGTAATAGAGGTTAATGTCTTGAATGGCGAAGTCTTCGCCCGCGCCGTCGTTCTTCCCAAGGATTTTTACGCGGAGCGCATCCCCGCCGACTTTGTGGCGTCGATTGGCGACGGTCGTCCCGCCGAGCACGTCGGCATCGAGGGAGAACGAGCCGACGGCGCCGCCGGCCGACTGCTGCGAATAGGTCTTGGTTTCGGAGAGCTTGCCGTCCCGATGGATCTCCATGGTGACGTCGTAGTTCCCCTTTTCCTGAAAAATCACGTCCAGAAAGGCGAGATTCCCGCGCCGGCTGCCGCCTTCGAAGCAGGCCCGTGGGGCATATTCGAATTGTCCGCGATAGCCCACCCCGCCCTTGCTCCGTACCGCTTGGTCGAGCAGCCACACGAAGCCATCGGTATCCCCGATAATGGGGCGAGGAATCCCGGTCGCAGAGGTGCGGCGAAGGGTGATGGCGGAACAGATATCACGCCGAGATGGGAGAATATGGAGGGTGCCGCTGGCGAGGTCCCCGACAATGCGACGATTGTTCACGGTGCCCCCTGCTGACGGTGCGGCGATATGCACTTGACGCTTATTCCCATACCAGATCATTTGAATAAGGTCCAGTCGTTCTTGATTGAGCTCGGTGCGAAGATACTCACCCGTCTGGAGCGGAAGGACGGGGGTCGTGGATTTCTCGCCCTGGTTCGCGACCTGGTTTAAGGAATAGAAATAGCCGTCCGCCCCACCGAGCAGCACATCATCGTCGACTTCCAGATGGCAGCCTGGTCCGGCGATGCCGAGCGTCTTGGACAATCTCGGAATCGTCCAATCCGGAATGTTTGACGAGGAGTCGTCGAGGATATAGACACCAAAGGGCCGCTTAAAGAGGTAGGCCGTTTCACGCCAGGAGAGCCCACCGACAATGCCATCGCCGATGCCAGGGCCCACTTCATTGCGAAACGACTCGATGTTGGCATAGTCCCCATGGTTGGAGGAGACCGGCATAAAGACGTCGTGTGGGGCGCTGGGTAACCCGTAGGCCACAATCCGGTCTCGGTGCGCGAACATGCCAAGAGGGTAATTCCCGCTCGTCCAGTCGGTGTTGGGGCTAGGAATGGCCGCCCAGGTCGTCCCATTAAAGACCTGCATCTGGCATTGGCCGTTCAGGAAGTAGAGGGCTTTCGTCGTCCCGTTCCAGCCTTCCGCAAAGCAGGGGAACCCATCCCCCAGGCCGCTCGCCAAGGTCTCCCCGATCCCCGACGGCGTAACCGTGACTACGCGCCCATCGGTCAGGACCGCGAGGAGGGTTTGCACGGAGGGCGAGGCACCGCTCCAGAAGTCATAGATCCCACGAATCGGTGCGCCGAGCGAGACGGTGTTGAGCTTCACCGCGCCCGCTTCCTTGCGCCAGGTGGCATCTTCGATCGTGAGCCCGTCGCACATCGGAAGATTGTTCGGCGGATAGATGGTGTAATTCTTCGATCGGTCGATCCCGCCCTGCCCGCACGGGAACTGCATCTTGAGAAAGGAGTCCTGACTCATCGCGCCGCCACGGAATGGTTTTGTCGGGCAAAGAGGCCCGCCCGGGTCTCGATGGAGAGGTGCTGCACTTCCATGTCCTCAATTTTCTTATTCGCCTTGATAAAGGCCGAGTCCGCCAGCTTATTGTCCTTATTCCGCCAGAGCGTCCAGAGCGCCATCTCCGCCACGACCCAGCGATCCGGCTCCGGCACGAGCGGCCAATCATTCACGCCGCCGGTAAAGTCGAGATCGTGGAAGCGCGTATAGGGACACTCGAGGATAAAGCGGCGGTCGGAGACCGCATTGAAGCGAATCACCCCCTGCATTCTCCCTGTCGCTGGATCCTGCTGCGCGGCGTAGAGCGTGCCGTGACTGATATTCTGCCCGACGGTGGTGCGGCCCCAGCCAAACCGGTTCTCAAACTCCACATAGGGGATGAGGTCGATGATGTAATTCGCGTCGGTGCGAGAGCGGAACGGGCCCCAGGGCTTGAGGACGTCCGTGGACAGGGCGTACTCATCCTGGTAGATGGTCGCCCGCCCGCTCGTCTGGCTCTCCGCCCAGTCGGCGTCGAGCGTTAGAACCGCGGTATTGGCCGTATGGGCGATAATCCGATAGGCGACCAGATTCGCGTCGAGCATGATCTTTTTGCCGGCCTGCGAGGTCGCGATGACGTTCGAGAGCGTGAGGGTGGCGCCGACAACGGTCGAGACGGTGACGCCCTGTGTCGCCACAATGCTGAGCGTCGCCGGGCGCTGCGGAATCGCCCACCACCAGCGATGTTTTTGGAGCAGATCCCAGTATTCTTTCCGGATCGCCGCTTTGACTGTCGTCGCGAAATCGTCATTCATCCCTCCTGGCTGACCGCCAAAGGACATGACGTAATCGAAGAGGTCCAGGCCCGTCCGCATGTTTTCAAGCGACATCGATCACCTCAAGGATCACTAAATCAGACTCCACGCCCGTGTCGATCATCGTACAGGTCTCCGTTTCGTAGCCTCGACTATCCAGCCATTCCATAATCTTCGCGCATTCCTCGCGGGTGTCATACGGTCCGACCAGGCCCCACTGTCCGCCGATCAGGAGCACCCCATACCAGGCGATGATGGCGAAGGGCGAGAGCATGATTACCTCTTTGAACAGTTCTCCAGGTCTTGCGCGAGCTCCCTGAGCCATCCGTCCGAGATCGACGACCGGCCCGGCACAAGCTGCCCCTGCTGGTCGTAGACGGGCTGGAGGACACGATCACTAGGGACGACGACGACGGAGGGCGTCGTGCAGCCGAGACAGCCGAGCACTAAGCCAGCGCTTATCAGGGTTCGCCAGATCATGATCCATCTCCTCTTGCTGTCGGTCAGGTGCCTGCTTGTCGAATTGGTCCGCGCGTCGCTTGATCGCCCAGATGGCGAAGGGCACGAGGACGGCCGCCAATCCCGCCAGCGTCTCCACGGTTAGACGGCTTTCCCGTTATCGGTCGACAGGATCCCCTGGAGCTGCGTAAAGAGGAACACCAGCACATCCGCCCACACGACCTGATCGAAGTCGCAGCCGGCCTGCGTTAGAATGTTGTGGGCGACGGCCACCCCCAAGGCGCCCAAGGCGGTTCCGCCGAGGGTCGTTTTCCAGTTTTTCAGTCTATTGATCATGGTCCCTCCGGGGTGTGCGGTTACTCGCGATATCGATCAGGATCATGGTCTGCCGGTCCTGCTTCTTGTTAATGTCCTGGAGGGCCCGGTCCATGCGCTCCAGACTGTCGGCGGTACTGCGGTTGATAATCTCCAATTCACGCACGCGACGGTCCAGCAGTTCCTGTGCCATGGCGAGCTCCACTTGCTTCGTTTCAAGTTTTTTCTTCGCACTCGAAAACCACAGCTTGGCTGAGCCAATGCCGGAGAGGATGGCGGCTGCGATCGTCCCGCCCACTTCGAACAGCCAGGAGGGCAGATCTTGCGCCGGATCCGCCATTACCCTCCATCGCTCTCGCGCACCACGACATGGGGCTCCTCGATATCACAGTCCATATTGTAGAAATTGATCCGGCCGCTCTTGCCGACAAACCGCTCCGGATGCTCCTTGGCCCACTTGGGGCGCTGGTCGCCCTGCAACGAGTCGTCATAGTAGGAGTCGGAGCCGCGAAAAGGATTGTGGTAGAGCCCCTCCAGGACGCCATAGCAGACATTCAGGCACTCCTCGAAACTCGAGTCCGTCTCGTCCGGCCACTTCGTCAGTTGCGGGTCGTGCGGGTCGGTCACGCTGGAGTACTGCCAGGCCTTTCGAAGCACCCCACCCAACGTCTTCCCCCACCACTGCGGATGGTCGACGCGGTTCAGGACCGAATGCGCCACGGCGACCTTCGTTTCGAAGGGCTCCCCGCGTGCCTCGCGCCACAGCACGAGGGCGAAGAAACTTCGCTCCCAGTTCTGCCAGCGTGCTTCTTTCGTGGAGTAGATCATCGCATCAGCACCCAATCGCAATTGTCAGAACTCGAGGAGTCGGCGTTGAGCGTAAAGGTGGTCGTCGTCTTGGTGTTGACCCAGAAATTCTTATCGGCGTTGCATGTCGCGACGATGTAATAGACGTTATCCGGCTGCGTGGCGGTCAGCGAGCAGACCTTGCTCGTCGCAGCGGAGAAGGTACAGGTCCCGCGATCGTCCGGCAGTCCAATAAGGGCATTGTCGACCTTGCCGACCGACCAGGCCCCGGTGCTGCTCATGTTGAGCCAGTAGTTGGTCGTCGCACCGACGTCGCGATCGGCGGTCCGGTTGGGGAAGAAGGTATTCGTGGTGAACGAGTTCCCGGTATTCCCGCTGCTCCCGATGGAAATCCCATATTTCTGGAAGCTCAGGACGTTCGAGACGTTCGAGGTGTTGCCGGTAAATTGATTGTCGGTGTTGGTCGCATTGAGGCGGATCCCTGAGCTGTCGTCGCCGTCCGCGCCATTGCTGTCCGAGTCGTTGTCGCGAAGCAGGTTGTCGTTGACCTTGCAGCGCGCCATCTCGTTGAAGCGCATCCCGGAGGCGACGTTTTCAAAGATATGATTGTTCGAGATTTTGCAGTCGGTGACGAAATCGCTCCGGATCCCGTTCCGCCCGGCGCGGGTCATGGTGTTCCCGTCGACGGCGATCTTCGTCGGAGCCGTCGAGCCACTGTCGCGGAAGAAGTTCAGGGCGTCAGTAGACTGCCCGATGAGATGATTGCCGGTAATGCGGATATCGAACGGCGGCCCGGCCGTATCGCTGACCGGGAGGATGCCGTACTTCCAGCCAATGACCGTGTTGCCGGTGATATCGGAGTCCTGCCACTGGCGGATCGTGACGCCGGCCGAGTTCCCCGAGGCCGTGTTGTAGAGGTAATTGCCGGTGACTTTGACGCGGGCGGTCACGCAGCCGGCATTGGACAGGTAGAGCCCATGCTCGCCATAGGCCGAGCCGTCGTTGTAGAAGAAATTGTTCTGGATCTTCGAGTCTGTCAGGCAGTTGCCGGAGATCCCCGACGTGGAGGGTGCGGCCAGCCACAGGTCATGGAAGGAGGCACCCGTGGTCGGCGTCGCCGCGCCTGCAGGATTGACATAGATGAGCCCGCGCCCGAGGGTCGAGAGCGTCCCCGTGCCGAGCAGCTTCATGTTGGAAATCTGGAGATTATTCGCGCCCGCCGTGACGGAGAAGATCCCGTCATTGCTCGTGACATTCTTGATGATCGTGCAGGAGCCGGAGCCGGTCAGATTCTGGTTCGTGATAGCCGCAATGGTGATCGCCGCACTCGTCCGGTAGGTGCCGCACGGGAAGAGGATATTCGTGCCAGCGGCGAGGTTGCTCAGAATGTCCTGAATGATCGCCCCGTCGGCGGTCGAGTCGTCGCCCTTGACGCCCCACCAGTGCGGGTAGAGGGCAGGCACGGAGCCGACACCAAAGAGCACCTTGCACCCGCCGGAGAGGGTAAACACCTTGCGGAGATCGGCCGAGAATGGGCCATTGAAGGTAATTACCACGGCGGCCGTCGAGCAGGTAATCCCGCCCGATCCCTGCATGGAGACGGCCATGGTCGCCGGAAAGGTCAGATTCGCGGAAACGGTATAGTTCTGCAGGACGGCGACATGCTTCGGGGTCGCGCCGATGGTTGAGACGGTGGTCGCGAGGCTGCTGCTGTAGTTCTCTGGCGTGACCAGGTCCGCACTGAACTGCTTCGGCACGGTCGCGGTCGCCCCAGAGATCGTAGGTGTGGCAATCGTCGGGCTATTGATCGTGGGCGAGGTAATGGTCGGCGATCCCGCCACGGTCCCCGTGATCGTTGGATTCGTCAGTGTCGGGCCGCTATAGGTCGCGCCGCCGGCCACAGTCCCGGTCACCGTCGGGCTCGTCACCGTCGGGCCGGTGTAGGAAGCCCCGCCGCCGACGGTCCCCGTGATGGTCGGATTCGGGAGTGTCGCGCCTGGAATGGTTGGAGTCCCGGTCACGGTTCCGCTGATCGAGGGCGCGGCCAGTGACGGACTGGTGAGAGTTTTATTCTCAAGCGTCTGCGGTGAGGTCGTATTGACCTGCTCGAACTCCTGCGCCCAGAGCGGCGCGGCGAGGAGCAGTCCAGCCAGTAGAAGACGAACGATCATGAATCCCTCCCACGTCGATGCACATAGCCTACGGTGGCGATCCGGTGAACGACGCTGCCATCTGAAAAGGAGCAGCGGCGGCGAAGTTGCGCCGAGGTATTGGTCACCACCTCCAGGCGATTCGCAGCAAGGCTTGACGCGGGCGCGTAGATATTCGCGAGCGGCAAGGCGGATACGGAGGCGGCGGCGTCGGTCTGGTCGGGCGAACTGAGTAAGCAGGCCGAGGCCCCGCCCGCACCCGTCGTGAGCGTCTGGTTGACGATCGCCCGCACGCGGATCCCTGTAGGGACGGAGAGGGTCGAGGTAATGGCCGAGGTGCCCGGGTTGGTGGAGTCGACATTGAGGACACCAGCCGCCCACAGGAAGGTGTCCCCGTCCTGCGTGAAACTCACCCATTGCGCGGATCCGTTCGTCAGGCCCGCCCCGATATTGCGCGCCAGTGTATAGTTTGAGGGCATGGTCGGACTGGTCGGGCTGGTGCTGCACAGCACATCGACGACGCCCGTATCAGGCCGAAGAATGGCGAAGAAGTGATACCAGGTGCTATTGGCCACAGACCCCGTATCCAGGCAGCCGTTGCCGGTGCCTACGGCCCAAGAGCCGGTGGTCTTGGCAATCGACGAGCCCATGGAGATGGTCGAGACATAGGTGGTGTCGGTGGCCTGCCCGGCGCCGATCGTCATGGTGGCCGATGAGCCGGCCGTACTCATGATGTACCCAGAGAGATAGCCGCGCGGGATCGGCGAGAGGGTAATCGCACCGGCTGCGTTCGTGATCGAGAGGCCAGGCCCAGCCGTCAGCGTCCCCAGGGTGTAATTGACGCCATTCCCGATCGCCAGTTGCCCGTTGGATGGCGCGCCGGTCAGCCCAGTGCCGCCGTCAGAGACGGGAATCGGCGTGGCCTGCGTGGTCACCACACTGGAGCCGTCCGTCTTGAGATAGCGGCTGGCCGTGAGGCCGGAGAGCGTCAGTCCGGCAAAGGTCGGACTCGAGCCGGTGCCAATGTTCTGCGGCGCACTCAACGTGATACTGCCGGCGCCGTTGGTCACCACCACCTGATTCGCCGTGCCGGTGAGAGCGCCCAAGACCGGCACAGCGCCGGTCGAGCCGATCAAGAGTTGCCCGTGCGTCGGGTTGGCCGTCGCCGTCAGGACTTTCGAGCCGTTCAGGTAGAGCTGGCTATTGGCGGCCAGCGAGGAGAATGTCGTATTGCCGGAGCTGATTGTTGGCGTCGTTAAGGTCGGACTGGTGAGCGTGGTGCTCGACAGGTCCGCGCCGTTCAGAATCGGGCTATTGAAGGTCCCGCCGTTGTAGGTGTTCGAGCTATCGAAGACCTTATTCGAGAGGGTCTGATTCGAATCAGTATTGACCTGAATTTTCGAGACAGCCTCTCCCATCATCGGCGCGAAGGCCACGAAGACAGCGGCGACATAGACGGCAAAGGCGGCGATGAGATGGCGCTTGGACATTAGGACACTCCTGCGGCGGTCAGCCCGACCGTGACGGTAATCACACCGCCCCCATAATTGGAGACGTCGGCCCGCACGGCATTGATGGAAATGAGATTGCAGCGCCAGATCCCCGGCAGGGTCGTCGTGGCCACCAGGGCCGTTTGCATATCAATGGGCACACAGCCGATCGGGTAGAAATTGGTGCCGTCGACACTGGCCTTGAGCGTCACGACGGCATTGAACCCTGCGCAACAGACATGGAAGGTCGCCGAGGTGAACCCTTTCGTCTTCACGGGCGTCCCCTGGGCGTTCCCGGCCGCATTCTGCAAAGTGACTTGTGTTTCGACGGTGATCGCGCTCGCCGAGGCGATGAGACCGAAGAACAGGGTACAGGCCAATAAAAGTTTCAATTGATGAGCTCCACGGTCATGCCACGCAGGGTCAAGTCGCCGCTCGCCGTCGGAGTGGTTCCCTTCGCCGACACGGTCATGCTGAGGGTCGTGTCTTCTGTCGGCGCCGCACGGGTGGCCGAAACGGTCCCGCTCGAGGCGATGCCGGACCCGCCGCACTCCTGAGTGGCGGCACCTGTCCGGAGGATGGTGGTTTCCACGGTCAGCACGCCGTTATTGGTGGCTGCGGTGAGGGTGGCGCAGGTACTGCCGCCCACATCGATCCGCAGTGTTTTATTGTTGCCGTTGGCGGCCGTCGTTCCCCAGGCCTTGACCTTAACGCCCGCGCCGTCGATCGAGAGGGCATTCGCCGGCAGTGGGCAGCTCGCAAGAATTTCCGCCGTCGTCCCGGTGGTCGGTGCCGACGCGGTCGACGTACAGACGCGCCCGCCAATCACGGCAAATCCTGTGCTCGCACCAAGCGGCACGCTCGTCACGCCAGAAGAGGCATTGGCTTTGTAGGCACGCAGCGCGGGAATCGAGCCGGAGAGCACCAGTCGGAGATCGTCGGCCGCTTCTCGATAGAGGCCGGCTGTCGCTTGAGAGGAAAAGCTCAGGGCTGGCGCGGCACTGCTCCCGTTGGCGAGCGAGAGCTGCTTTCCGGCCGCCATGGTGACGCCGCCGCTATTCCAAGTGGAAGAGTCTGGGCCGCGTAGGGTGCTCGTAGCGGACATGGCAAGGCCGGCGCTATTCAGGATGGAGCGATCAGGAAAGGTATAGGTGCCGGTGACGGGAAACAGAATCCCGGACGGGCCCCAGAGAGAGGTGTCCGGCGCCGTCACGGTGGACGTGGGCGAGAGGTGCAAGCCGTCGACGGAGAATTGTGAGCCGTCGACAAAGGTAAAGGTCCCGGTCTGTGCCCCGGGCCCCACCTCAAAGACGGATTGCTGCCCCCAGGCCGTGACGGCCATGAGGGCGAGCATCCATCCGACCAGTCCCAAGGAACGACGCATGATTTCCCTCGGTAGCTAACTGGTTCGTTACTTCTTCCGAACGGACTTGGCTCTCGCCGTGGCGATCTGTTCGCCCATCGGTCCCGGCGCTGCCGCTACACCCGCGCCAACCAGTTCTGGACTATCGGCGGTATCTGGCGCGTCGACCTCGCCCGCGGCGAGCTTGCGCTCATGCTCGAGCTCTCGGGCGATGATGCTGTCCTGCTCGTCCAAGTCCGGAATAAACTCACGATTCCCGGCCTCATTGACCACGAGCCGCCCCTCAGAGAGCTGCTGCACCGTCTCCGGTTCCTTCTCAGGGATGGTCCCGGCCGACTTCAGGAAGTCTCCGATGAGGCCCATCAGTTGGGCCTTCATCTCAGGGCCGAGCTTTTCCGCCATGGCATCCAAGACCCCAGGGCCGGACTTCTGGGCCTGCTCCTGGAGCAAGACCTGATTCTTGTCCTTCCTGGCTTGCGAGACGCCGTCTCGTTCCAGCCAGGCTTGAACCCGAGCTTGGACCTTGTCGGGAAACATCGACACCTGCTCCAGGTCGGTCACGATATCCGCATCGGATCCCGCGCCGAACTGAAACGAGCCGTTCACCAGCTCGTGAAGCAGCCGATCCCCTTCCGCGTAGGAACAGCGGATAAATTCCTTTTCCATTACCTGCATGCATCACCCCTCGTGCCTGGCCGAGGAAAGTCCCGGTCAGTTACCAGCCCCGGACGATCACGCGGAGCGCCGTGGCCGCGGGGGTGTCCGCTGCCGCCAACTCTTTGAGCGCACCGAATCGATGCGTTCCCGCTCCCGCGCTATTGGTAAGGCTGACGCTGATCGCCGCATCGGTGCCGACGGCGGCCGTCACAGGAAAGTCGTCCATCGTGACCGCGCCCGCCGCGCCTACCAGTACGCCCTGGACATAAATCTGAATCTTGTTGTTGACGTGGTCCCACTTGTAGACAAACCCGTCCGGTGCGCCCACGATCTGTACCGACTGGACTTCGCGCGCCAGGCCCAACTTGGAAACGGACAAGGGCACGCCACCCACGGGATAGGTGAGCGTGCCATTGCCGAACGCCAGGTCCATGACGTGCTCTTTGGACACTTTGCCGATTTCGGTTTTGCCGACTTTGGTCGCTGTAACGTCGGTGACTGCGATATCTGCCATGGGGAAATCTCCTTGTCAGTGTGAGGGCCGAGGCGGTGACCCGCCCCGGCCGGTTCAGTCAGTCACTGACCAGGGCTTATGTCCCAGTCATCCGCACAGCGGTCGACAGGTTCCGGAAGGTCTCAGCCTTGGGCCAGCCAATGACGAGCGGAATCCCGTTTCCAGCGGTGGTCGTGGTGGTGACGATCGCCTGCACGCTATTGCCGGGCGTCGCCGTGACAGGAGATTTCGTGTCGGCGATGTCGTTGTACCAGAGGTTCCCGATGGCCTGGCTCGCGACGGTAAAGGCCGCGCCGCTCAACACGCCATTGGTGCCGTCCAGCTTGTCGACGACGGTGCCGCCCGCGGCGATGCGCGGGTACAGGTCGAAGTCCATGACCATGGCGGTCACGGTGCCGGCGACGGTCCAGAAGAAGCCGACGACCGCAATTTCAAACCAGTCGTAGATGTTGAAATTGACGGTGTTTGCGCCTGTGGTGGCAATGGCCGCATCCGAAGCGGGTTGTAGGTTCCGGCGAGACTCCCAGCCGTACCCAGCGCCACGCAGCTGCATGCCAAACAACCGCTCGGCGAACTCGTCGCGACGACAGACGCCTTTGAACTGGTGCCCGATATCGCGCGCCAGGCTCAACTGTCCCTCGTGGTTGACAAACTTCCCGATCCAGCTTTGCCGCACGGCGGCCCAGAGCGCGTTGCGCTTCAGGCCGTTCATGCCAAACTTCGGAATGATGATGTTCATGAGCGGGTCTCCTTCGGTGAAAGAGGCCCGCCCTGATGGTGGGCCTCGTTAAGAGGGATTGATGGCGTCGAGCACTGCGGCACGGTGATACGTGACAACGTAGGCAATAATGTCGGAGACGCGCTGGCCGGCGGTTTGTGGCCGATACCACAATTCAAGATTCTCCGGCCGGTTGTCGTCCTTGACACCATTCTTGTGATGGACGTTTTCTCCTGGGAGCAGGAATCGCCCAAGCTGGCGCTCCATAACAAGTCGATGCTGCCCAATTCGTCGATATGCCTTCCCCTGCACTGATGGGTGCTCGGGAGCGTACTCGTAGATGTATCCGGCGCTGTTGCGATGAGGCAGGAACGATCCAGGCTGAGGCTTTCCGTGCTTTTTCCAGAATAGATACTTGCACGCCTGCGAGCAAAACCTTCTCGGCCCTTGCCGTTCAGGATGAAGCTCTCTCCGATCGCAAGAGAAATGCTTTCCGCATTCCTGGCATGTAACCGTGAGACGACGAACATTGGATTTATAAAAACACGGCTTCGAGCAAAACCGCCGCGTTTCCTTCGACCAAGCCGCCAACCTTCTCGCCCTAAAATTTTCACCACACCCCTCGCATTGCTTCGCCAGATACCACTTCGAATTTGTGTCCATGACCTACCTCCTATTGAAAGGAGTATAGGCCATGGCTCCCCAAACTTCAATACCTAGGAAGAGGTGACATACAAAATTCTTGATTCACCGTCATTCGCTGTGGGCCATACCTCGCCAAATGCTAACATGCCGTACCAGGCGATGGACTTCTGGCGGCCGAAGTCGCCCGGGATCGCCATGCGGAGTTCCGGGGTGATGGCTTCCACCATGACCACCGGATCCTCGCCGAAGATCACCATCTCACCCAGGACCGAGCCCGTCCCCTTGGTCCCGGACAGGCCGGAGCCGTTGACGATTTCCACGAGTCGGATGTGCTCAATCATCCCGGCTTCGCCGCGATAGAAGGCCATTTCCGGCTCGATGTACTGCCGCCAGGACATAAACTCGCTGTCGTCCTTGATTCCACGGAGGGCCTTGGTGGCCGAGAGGCCCACAAAGTCATCCCCTTCGTAGGGTTCCGCGTGGATGGTCGACACTAGGTAATCCCGGAGGTTCTTGACGTGGGCCACGGTCACGTTGCTGGAGGCCACCGAGGAGGTGGTGCCGGCATCGGTCGTGTAGGTCCCGCCCGAGCTCGACGTCGGGGCAAACCGAATCTGACAGCCCTTGAAGGCCGCGAAGCAGATCGCATCCAGCACGAGCTTCATCTGCTTGATGAGGGATTTCTGAATGAAGTCCTTGGGGTTGAACTTCAACAGCACTTCCGTTTCCTCGTCGAATTCCACCGCACGGCCGTACTTCTGGACCGTGATGGTCGTTTGCGCGAGGGGCATTTGATCGATCGGAATCTTTTGGTTTCGGCCCAGAATGGCCGAGGTCGGCACGGCGATATTCCGCGCGCGCGCAATGGTGATGGTCTCACCCTGGCCGCGGCCGAATCCCGGCTCCGCCTTCACAAACTGGAGGGCCTTCGTCTGCGCGATCGAGGCGTAGCGCATCTTGTCGCTCAACGCCCGATTGCGAAGGACGCCATTGGGTACGTCAGGAATCCATTGAAATGCTGCAGCCATGGGATGCTCCTTGTCTCTGGATCCCTCGAAGACCGATCCGAGGCGTTACCGCCTTCCAGCCGCTTTCGCCGCTCGGGCAAAGAGTTGGCGTCGATTCCCGGCCATGGCCGCGATCATCGTGCCGCTCTGTGCCGTGTCGTCGTCGTCTGGAGTCTGTCGAGGGGTATCCGTTGCGCGTCGCTTGCCGCCGCCGATATCGCCGCCGGCCTCGCGAAGCAGTTCGTCATTCGCTTTGCGGACTTGTTCCTTGCTCAGGGTCGCCCCGATCGACACAAGGTAGTCCTTCGTTTCTTGCGCTAAGGTCTTGTATTGGCTCTTGAGGTCATGTCCGGTGCGTTGGAACCATGCCGGATCACTATCCATGCGTTGATTGATGATCGTGCGCAGGATGGGGAAATGCTTTCCGGCATCGAGCCCAGCCGCCGCGAGCGCCTCGTCGGCCATCTGCCGCGCCACTTTCTTGCCGTCCACGGTGGACACCACACGCGTCGCCTCTTGCCGACTGATCGCCGCCGCCCGCTCGTCCATTTTCTTGAGCAGGTTTCTGGCAATCGCTTCCGTCATGCTCTTGACGTTGCGCTTATCGTCCGGCAGCGACAGGTATTCACGGTTGACCGCGTCCGCGATTTCCATCACGGTCTCGGTCTCGTGCACCCGGTCGATCTCAGACTTGCCGGTGTCGGTGTGGTGGGCTTGCCCCTGCGTCCGGAGCCGTTCGTTCTCCAGCCGGAGGGATTCCTTCTCGGCCGCGATCTCGTCCCGCTCCTTCTTCAACCGATCACGATCGGCCTTGGTATCCGCGAACCGTTTCTTGTACGGGTCGGCGCTCTCCTCGCCGGAGAGTTCCGCCTCGTTCTCGTCCAGTTCGTTTTCCAAGTCGTCGCTATGGTCCGTCTCTTCGGAGAGGTCTTCCCCGTTCGGGTCGGAGTCCTCAGAGTCGGCGTTTGTGATGGACAGAAACCGGTCCCTGACGGGAGAGGCGGCTTTGTCCCATGGTGCGATATGCATTCTCGTCTCCTCGATTCACCCTCAGAGGCCGGCATGCCGGGTGCGGGTGGTTGCGAACGGGTTAGCGATCAGACGCCAGTGGGCTGTCCCTGCTTGACGTCATTGGTCCACATGGGGTCTGTGAGTGGGAATTTCCCCTCGCACTTGTACCCCTGGTCGGCGGTCTCTCCGCCTGGCTCGGCGGTCATGGGTGCCTCCATCGGCTCCGGCCCAGCAAGATTCATCGGGCTTTCGGCCGGCATCGGCATCTCCGGCTCGTCGCCCATATCGCCCGGATACGGTGGTCGCCGCATTAGTCCCTCCCGAGCTCGACGAGCTCTCTCGGCACGGTGATAAATTCAATGTCGGGCATCTGCCCGGCCTCTCGCCGCTCGCGCGCCTCTTCGGCGGAACGACAGCGCATCTCCTGCTCGAGATAATCTTTCTGTCTCGCGGGCCCGGCGTGCTTCAGGTTGACCCCTGACGGACAGCCCGCTACAGGCGGCGAGCCTTGCTGGTCGTAGAACCAGGGCTTGCGACAGTTGAGACAGAGCAACCCCGGCGCAAAGCCGCGATGGTCCACTCGGGGATGGGAGGGGTTGTGGAGCTTCTGCTCCTGCCAGATGTGCCGATTGGTGACTTTAGTGATATTGGACATAAAAAAACGGCCAGACTCCCGGGTGTAACCCCGAGAACCTGGCCGTTCCAATGGTGATGGATCAGGCGCTATCTGAAATTCAGCTTAGCGCATCGTGATCCCCGTATCTGAGAAGTGGTTGAGCATCAGATTTCCGTATAGCACATTCCATAAAGAAAAGTCACTAACTAGTTAGCTAGGCCTAGACAATTCTTCTCGCACGCTCGCCTCGTAATTGACGGATCCAATCGTGCCGTCAGGCCGACAATTGAACTCCAAGCAGACAACCACCTTCCCGGCGAGCCGTTTCGGCCGCGGAAGATCGTCGAGCCGGTCCATAATCTCCTGCTTGGTGCGCGCGGGTAACGTCAGCCCCATTACTTCTTCTTGCCGCGATGGGGTGATTCCAGCACGCCGGGCGCACTCAATTTCTTGTACCCCTTCGACGTATCGACCCCGCCCCGCGAGGCCTCTTCACTGGCTGACATCCCGCCCGGCGCCTTTACCGTCTTATTGCCCGTCTTCCGTTTCCCCTTCAGTGCTGCGTTCATCGTCTCTCCTTATGGTTGGTGGTTTAGTGAGATGCATCTGCTGTTTCACGGCGTTCTTCGCCGCCAGGTCCAGCACCTGCCGCACATCGTACCCAATGGCGGCGAGCATATTCACCCCGCCACGGATCTCGTACATGATTCGAATGAGGTCCTCATCCTTGCTGGCCGTGACGAGGAGCTGATGGAGACTATTCGCCAGCCGTGTCGCGAGACTGTCGGCTATCGCCTGGCCGCTCTCCGTCTTGAGGGCGAGCACCAGCCGGGTTTTCGCTTGTAAGTCGTGCACGTTCCGCATCTCGTCCATAATGCTCCTATCCTATCGCCGGTTTGGGCGCGGTCGTTTGTGTGGGCGGTGTGCCGCCTGTCTTGGTGGGTCCGGCCGGTTTCCCGGCCGGTGGCGGTGCCTCACCAGGTTTCCCTGGAGCCCCTCCGCCCGGTCCCCCTGCCGCCATCTCCTGGTCTTGCCGGTTCAGGGCGTCCTCCATGATCATCGCCTGCTGCTGCTGCATCTCGTCTTCGGTGTAGATCAGATCATCCATGGCCAGCTCACTGGCGAGGCGCTTGCAGATATCGTAATCCTTCATGAACGGGGCGAACCGCGGATTGTCGCCCGCCATGATCATCATGTTGAGCTTGTCCAGCAGGTCGCTCCGGTCGATCAACCGCGAGATTCCCTCGATCTTAATATCCGTGTTGAGCATGAGTTGCTTTATGCGGGCTTCGGGCATGAGGAACCCGGCGAGCTGCATCAAGCCCAATTCTTCCGATCCCGGCCCAAAGACTTCCAGCAAATTCGGTGTGTCCCGATCGTCCCAGTAGGTCACGAGCACCTCTGAGACCGCCCATGCGAGGTCGACGCCACCCTGCTCGATGTCCTTGCCGATCGAGTCAAAGACGCCCAGCGAGCTCTCTTGGTTCATCTTCAATTCACCGAGCGTTCGTTGCTGCTCCGGCTGAATCCCCTTCAGGGACTGGGTCACGAACGAACCCTCTTCCCACTGGCGCGTGGCCATGTCCCAGACAAATTGCATGTCCTGGATGTTGCTCTCGCCCTTGAGGACGGGCATCACCGCGGGCTTCCCGTCGCTCGGGGCATTCTTCGCGCGCGCCCAGTTCTTCCCAGGAAACACTTCCAAGTCCTGCGTGTCCTCGAGCTTGGAGCGGTCGATCTCGAACATGTTGTTGATGCGGAAACTTTCGTTGTCGCCGAAGAGGTTCAGGACGTTGTTCTGGAATTTCCAGATGGCCATGACGCCTTCCCACAGCCCGTACCCGTCGAACCGGAGCGGGTGCGGGAGTGCGGAAAATTGCATGATCGGCCAGCGAAGACGAGGGAACGGGACCTTTCGCGGATGTCGGATCACGATCCCATTCGCGATGGTATACCGACTATTCGGCATGACGAGGTGCCCACCTTCATCCAGAATCCCGCCCCAGAACTCCGTCACGAGGACGTCTTTCCGGTAGCGGTTGCGGTGCAGGAGTTGCCCTTTGCGGCGCCGCTCCTGCTCGCGGTCTTCCATCCCATAACCGGCCGCGTCGCGCTGGTCCGTTCCTTCCGAGATGAGGGCAACCTGCTCCTCCTCATAAAATCCCTGCTCGGCCATTTGATAGATTTTGTAGAGCGGCACCCACTCCTGGTGAATGCAGTACAGGCCGCCCTGTGGCTGGCGCTGCTTCCGGTCGGGGTCATAGAAGAGATTCCAGGGCGAGATCGACTCGAAATACAGCCGGTACACCCCGTTGTCGTCCTTTCGCCAGAGGATCTTGACGCCGTTGCTGATCCCGACGATGAAGCTCATCCCGGCCGCATCGGCGAAGACCGTCGGCATGTGCGCGTCGCGCGTGCCACACCAGTATTTGAGCGCCTTACCCCAGAACTTTGCCTTGAGCTCCTTCTCCGGATCCCCCGCGATCGGCGGGTCGATGTTGAGATAGTCCGGGCGCTCCATCAGCGCCCGGCGCACGATGGCCTTCGCCTGCACGGTGGTCGTGAAGGGCTTATTGAGGACAATGGCGTTCTGCCAGTCCTCCTTGGCCGCGTATTCCTTGATCTCGTTTTCATGCGCTTCCCAGAGCCGATCCCAGCGATCGCGCCGCATGCGCGTCGACTCGTGCGCCTCCCGGACACTTTCCATCGCATAGTCGACCAGGTGCCCGTCCGACATGCCGTCGGTCTCGTCCTGCAACTCGCCCGCGAGTTGTTCGAGCTCGTCGGGCGGCAAACTTTGCAGTTCCAGGATCATGTTCGTGATATCGTCTTGTCGCACTCCGAGAGCCATAGGTATCTCCTTACTGCAGGTACAGGGCGGTTGGGGCTGCCGGCATTTGGACGGACGGCGTAGACAGCGGTACGAAGACATCCACGTCATGACACGCCTGCGGGCTGTAGGCCGTGGTGCCCGCACCATTCGAAAACTTCACGCGATAACACACCCAGGCCTCCGACTCGCCAGCCGGCACGAAGGGCGTATACCGATGCACGAACCCGGTCGCGCCTTCCGCCGACGTCCCGACCGGCGCCCAGACATTGGTCCCCGTCTTGTACGTGGCCCACTCGACAATCGCCTTACTCTTGGTGCTGTCGGCGGTGTTGAGGCTAGGCCAGCTCAGAATGGTGAGCCCATTCTGCAGTTTCCCGGACACGGTCGGCGCCGGCGTCACGGTCGTCGGCGGCGGTGGCGTGGTCGATGGTGGAACCACGATCGGATCTCCAGGGTCTGGCGGGGTCTCCGTCGGCGGCACACCACAGAGGAGCGTGGTGGTCCAGTCCGACACGTCTGAATTGCGCACCGCCTTCACGCGAATACAGGCGTTCGTCTGCGTGGTGATGGGGTTCGGGTAGCTCGTGACGTTCGGCCCGACGGTAAATAATGGAACATAGACGCCACCAGTCCCGTCGTGTTTCCACTCCCCGACAAAGCCGGTCTCGTCGCTGGAGTTATCGGTCCATTCCACGAGACTTGTGCTGCCGCCGGAGGCCACTGGACGAATACTCACCACGGTCTGTACATAGTCCCGTTGGGCGGCGGGAGGATTATGCGTCCACTCCATGGCCCGGACAGTACTCGTCGGCAGTGGGCCAATCGAAGACGCGGCAATCGTTTGGTCAAATCCACCGACAGAAAAGGACACATTGAATCGCTGTGTCTGTCCGCTGCCGACCGTGAGACCGTCGCCGTTGGCCGTCTCCACCGCGTCAAAGATCCACGCGCCGTCGATCAGGTTGGTGAGACTGGTGGATATTGTCGAAGGTGACCCTTGGTCCAGTGTGCCATTGTCCGCGCCCAGCATGGCGCTCTGTGAGACATTGGTGAGCGCAATCGCGTGATCGCGAAAAAAGAAACAGCTTGCGGCCGTCGTCGTGGTGATCGTTCCGGCCCCGGACGTCGGTGCGACCAATCCCCACCATTCCGTCACGGATCCCGAGGTGGGGTACGCATCTCGACGCAACAGCGTCAGCGCCTGCGCCCCCAGCGCAACCGAGGAGGCATAGCAATTGGTCGTAGTCCCATCTCCACCAAAGTGCGCGACGAGCAGCCCGCGATTGGACCCGCTCCCGATCGTAATCGGCCAGTTCGTCGTATTGGTTGTGGTCGCCAAAGAGGACGACGCCTCCACATCGATCGCAATCGGATCCGCGACCACGGCCGTCGCGAAGCGCAAATTGGTGGGCGCGATGACGGTCGTGCTGGCAGGAGGCGTGCTCCCCGTGCAGCCCAGCCGCTGATTGGAAATCTGCAACTGGTCAATATAGAGATCCCCATTCCCGCGATCGTTGTAGAGCCGCACATAGGACTGCTGCGCCGTGGAGGGGGCAAGGTCTGACGTGGCTGACCCAAGAAACTCCCGATTCTGGTAGTCGCCTTTCAGGACGTTATCCATCCAGTACTGAATGATCCCGTTCGCGACGCCTGGCGTATTGTAGCGCACGCGTGTCTCGAAGCAGACCCAACTGCTTGAGATCGTGGCCGCCGTGCCCTGATTCTGGAGGAACGACTCCGAGCCGTACCCCGCCTCTTTGACGGTTTGCGCCTGCACGTAGGGCGTGCCAGCAGTGGTATTGACGAGGGAGATAATCGGCGCCGTGGTCCCCGCCCCAAACGAGCCGATGGTGGTATAGGGCGAGCCCCAGGTGAACCCTGGCGAGGCGCGAACAAAAAAGCGCGTATAGAGCTCGGAGACGGTCGGCGTCGCCCGATCGAGATACGGCCCAGTCGCGCGCGTCAGGTCGGCAAACGTCGATTTGAGCGACCGGGTGCCGTCCGTCTTGTCGGTACTGCTCACCACCACCGCGCCATTGAGGCCGGATGGAGTCTGCGTCCAGCGCGGCAAGGCGGTATCTTCGAAGGATTCAGACCAGAAGGGATTGATCAGCTTCGTGACGGCGACACTCGCCTGGCCCTCATTCCCTGCCGCATCGAGCGCGGTGACACAAAAGAGGTAATTGGTGGGCGCGTTCAGGTCGATCGTGCCGGTATAGGTGACGGTCGGCGCGCTGACTTGGCCAAAGACGGACGAGAGGCCGGGGCCACAGCTCGCCCCGGTCCCATAGTAGACCTTGTAGGACGTGACGCCATCGCCCGAGGGATTGGCCGCCCAGGTCGCCTGCACAGAGACGGGCAGCGCGTGGGTGAGCGAGGGCGCCAAGATCGTCAGGACGAGGACGGCTGTTCGAAGCAGGTGGCGCATTTAGTTGGTGAGCTGCGTAATGACCAGTCCAGAAGCGCGGCCTGGAGGAGTCGTATCGACAGGAGGCGGAGTCGTCCCGCCACCGCCAGCCACTGAGGCGCACCCTCCGTTGGGAGGTACGCTCACATACACATGCCCGATTTGTTGGCGAATGGTCTGGGTGAACCCTTGTCCATTTCCATAGCCGTCCCACGTTTGGTTCTCCACCCATTCGTTTACATTTCCATTTCCATAATTGAGGCCTGGATAATTCCCAGCCATGACCCCGTCGACGGCCCACCATACGTACCCGTCACGTGCGGTGGTGGTGGAGCTTGAACGGATGCACGCCTCAATGGTGTGCCACTGGCCTTCATAGATAGCTCCGCTACCTACATTGGCAAAGCAGGTGAGCCCCAAGTCAGTCGCGCAGATATGTGAATTATCAAGACCTCCACCAGTATTATGACCAAAGATCAAGGATTTCGGGTTGTCACATCCACGGATACCGAATACACCATTGGTCCCAATATATCCCAGCGTATTGTCGATATCTCGCATGAAAAATACTTTCGAGAAACCGACTCGGCTACACCCATACCCCAGACTGATCTTGAATGATAACCGAGCATACAATTCACGATCTGCTTTATTGTCAATGTACCCTATTTGAGTACCACCGTTAGCACACTGTAGAAATCCAGGGGAAGGGCCACACGGACCTGTATAATTCAATACATTATCTAAAAAACCTGGAGGACTTAATGGCTCCCCACTGTCGGAACCAATAATTTCTGAACCAGGATATAAGTTGTACCATGCACCGGCACGTACACTACCGGCACCGCAGGGCGGAGATGAATTGAAATTGCAGGTGGCGATCTGCACGCTGCCGGACGGTTCCAGCGTGGCATGCGCGGTCGCCGGCACGAGGAGCACGAACAAGAGAATCATCATTTTCGAGTACTTCATGGCTTCACCTTTCCAAGTTCATTAAGCACGGCTTTATTGCAGGCGGTATTCGCGAGCTTTCTGTCCAGGCACGCCTTGAATCCACTCACCAGCGCATCCTTGAGCGTGACGCCTGGAGGAGCCGGAGGTGTCACGACCGGCGGCGGCGCTGGAAGTGTGACCGTCACGACATTGGTAAAGTCACCAAACACCGAGCCGGTCGGCGTCGACCGGAAGGGAATGGCCTGAAAGTCCTGTGGTGTACCGACAGGAATCCCCGTCACGGTGCACGGGAAACTCATGCAACTGAGATTCTGCATCGAGCCCCATCCTGTCCCCGCTGGACTGGTGCGGACATTGATGAGCGCCGCCTTCCCGGTCCCATCGTCAGGACCAATAAGTGAGATGATCGCTGAACCGGGTTCCGTCAAAGCCTTCACGGCGAAATCCTTAATGGCGTCCGGCTTCGGCACGGGCGGAGGCGCAGGGGGCAGGACAATCGGCGGCGGAACGACCGGCGGCGGAACGACCGGCGGCGGAGGTGTCACCGGGGCCTCCTTGTAGGGCGAGGGTGGCAGCGCGGCTTCCTCTTGCCCCCCCGGATTCCCAATCGGGGACGGCTTGACCGTATAGCTAGCCGGTTCGCTAGGTTGACGCGCGACATTGCCGGCCGTATCGATCCCGAAGACGCGAAAGAGTCGCTCGCCGGGCGCCAGGTAGCGCGTGATGCTCATTTTGACGGGCGACACACAGGGCTTCGGATGCGGCCAGGTAGCTTCAATCCCCCAGGATTTTCCGGCATCCTTGGACGATTCAACCCGGTACTCCTTCATGTCCGGCTCGGGATTGCAGGTCCAGGAGACGGTCAAGGCGAAGGCCTCACCCGTGATACTCAGCAGTGCGAGGCTCAGGAGTAGTGCGCGGAGCATAATTCCTCCAATCATCGAAAGGTCACCTTGCCGGATGGTTTTACGGTCCCGGACGCGCTGCTGGTAAAGTCCCGGCAGTTCGGCTGCCGAATCCCATCCGTCAGCATGACGCAGGAGCGGATAGACCCCGGTCGCGTAGCGACGACCGCCTGGAGCGCCGCCACTTGCAGCGGGTTGTCGAAGAGGCAACGCTCGCCTGAATCGTGGCGCCGCCCGTCCCATCGGCTCGAATAAGCGCGTTATCGGTAGCTCCGGTCGCGCCGCCAATCCCGCCGCCGCCTCCGCCGTCGCCTTGCACGGCCCAGGTGTTCGCGGACTGACAGGCATAGAGGCGCTGCCCGCTCGTCGCGTCGGTGTCCATGTAGATTTCGCCGACATTGCAGGTCCCTGGCAGGCTCGTACTATTGGGAATTTCGAGAGTCTTCCCGCCGAGATCGAGGGCCGACGAGAGCGAGAGCGTCGGATTACCGCTCACCCCGTCGCCGTTGCTCACACTGATTTCGTTCGCCGTGCCGGTGATGGTTCGCGCGGCCGAGGTGTTGGCGGCCGTCTTGGCAACCATCCCGTTGCTCGCCGGTTCTTCCTGGTAGTCGGTGCAGGTCTCCGCCGCACCAGAGGCATTCACTCCTAGCGGCGCTTGTCCAGCCGAGCAATTCGACCCGTTGGCCGCGAGCGCCGTCGCCGTCGAGGCGTTCCCGGTTACGGCTCCGGTCAGATTGCCTGAGAACGTCCCCGTCGTGGTGCCGGGCAAGGTCGGATTCGTGGGGATCGAGAGCGTCGGATTGCCTGCGCAGTTCCCGTTGGTGACGGTAATCTGGTTGGCTGTTCCCGTGATCGTCCGAGAATCAATGACACCCGTCGTCGTGGTGACGCCCATGCATCCGTTGGCCAGGAGTGAGAGGGCTTGCTCATTCGACAGGGTACCGTTGGCGGTCTGGGTGATATACGTCGCATCGGCTGGCGCTCCGGTCCCGCTGATGGTCACAGAGACGGCTCCGCTTCCGTCGTCGGTCACAGTCCCGTTTGTAAACGAGATTGAATTGACGCCCGAGACGGTCGGGTTATTATCGTTCTCCTTGACCGTGAGCGAGGCGGCGCCGCCGGCCTGTCCGGAGATCTCTTGGGCGTAGGCCGGCCAGGATGCCAGGAGGCAGACCAGGAGGATCAGGAGATGGAATCGTCGCACAGGTCCTCCGTTAGATTTTCGACACCGTGGATGGGCTGTCGTCTATATCCGTCAGTGGGATTTGGATATAGTCTGGTTGGCAGCCGGCGCAGAGAATGGCGACCACGAAGTAATCAGAGAGGCCGTCGTTCACAAATTCCGTATTCGGCACATCAAAGCGATAAAGACCAGGACATCGAGCCGCGCTAATTTGCACAAAACC